GTCAAATAATTGAAACAGTTAATTTTGTTATGACTCTTGCTGCTAATGACTACCTTGAATTTTGGTGGCAAGCAGAATCAACATCAGTTGCTATTGAAACTATTGCTGCTGGTACTACTCCAATCACCCCTCGTACTCCTGGTGTAATTGCAACAGCAGTACAGGTTATGTACACACAACTTGGACCAACAGGTGCAACTGGTCCTACTGGTTCTATAGGACCAACTGGACCTACAGGTGCTACTGGTGCTGCAAGTAATGTTACAGGACCAACTGGATCACAAGGACCAACTGGACCTACAGGACCTACAGGAGCATTGGGACCAACTGGTGCTACTGGTGCTGCATCAACAGTTACAGGTCCAATAGGTCCACAGGGTCCTACAGGTCCTACAGGTTCTCAAGGTATTCAAGGTATACAAGGTATTCAAGGAAGTATTGGAAATACAGGTCCTACAGGTCCACAGGGACCAACAGGTCCTACTGGACCAACTGGAGCAACAGGTGCAGCATCAACAGTAACTGGTCCTACTGGATCACAAGGTCCTACAGGACCAACTGGTCCAACAGGACCTACAGGTCCAACAGGTTCACAAGGTATTCAAGGTATTCCTGGAAACAATGGTGCAACAGGTCCTACAGGTCCAACAGGACCAATTGGACCAACTGGAACCACAGGTCCAACAGGGTATGCTGGAATAGTTTCTCAAACAACCGCTCCAACAAATACATCTGTTATTTGGATGGACACAACTGTAACTGGAGGACAGACAGCTTTTGACGATCTTTCTGACGTAGCAATAACATCTCCTGCTTCTGGACAAGTAGTTCAATATAACGGTTCAACATGGCTAAATTCTTCAACGGTACTTGATGGTAATACTACTACTGGTGCTAGTGGTGTTGGATTTATGGGTATGCCACAATTATCAAAGAGTGCTTCATATACCCTTGGAATTGGTGACGCTGGAAAACACATTTATGTAACAGCAAGCGGTCAAACAATTACCATTCCTGCAAACTCATCTGTAGCATTTCCAATTGGAACAACAATATCAATTATTAATGCAGGTAGTGTTTCTACAACAATTGCTTGTGGAGATACTTTGATTTTTGCAGTAGCTGGTTCAACAGGATCAAGAAACTTAGCTTCATATGGTATGGCTACCATTGTTAAAATTACATCCACTTCGTGGATTATCGGCGGTAATGGATTAACTTAATAAAAACTTTTGATTAGTGTATACTTAATTATATGGAGTTTAAAAAGTAATCATGTCAGTAGCAAAGTATTATGACTCTACTTCTGGTACATGGAAGCCTATTATAAATGGACCAATTGGACCAACAGGTCCTACAGGACCCACAGGTCCTACAGGTGCAGCTTCTATGGTTACTGGTCCAACAGGATCTACTGGACCTACTGGTCCTACAGGTGCTACTGGTGCAGCTTCTACAGTTACTGGACCAACAGGATCTACTGGACCTACTGGTCCAACAGGTCCAACAGGTTCAACTGGATCTACTGGCCCTACTGGTGCAGCTTCTACAGTTACTGGACCTACTGGACCAACAGGTCCTACAGGACCTACTGGACCAAGTGCAAATATTTCTTCAACAAATGCTGTATCTCAAGGACGCTTGTCTGCTGATACAGTTGTAACCAGTGGAGCTGACCTTGTTTTGCCATTTGTATCAGATTTTGATCCAAACAGTTGGTGGAATGCATCAACTAAAAAGTTTACCCCAACAATTGCTGGTTACTATAACTTAACACTTCAAACTTGGTGGACTGTTGCTGCGGTAACTAACAATCAAACTAACATTCAAATTCGTAAAAACGGTAACACAATTGCTATTAGTCAAATTCCAACCACCACTAGCCAAGCTACATATCAAAATGCAACAAAGTTGGCATATCTAAATGGTACAACTGACTATATAGACTTTACAGCTTATACAGGAAATACTACATCTCAAACTCTTCAGTGGGGTGGAAACACTAATGGTCAAGGAACATTCTTCTCAGCTGCTCTGATGACAACAGGTACAGGTCTTCCTGGTGCAACAGGGGCAACAGGTGCTGGAGTTGCTTCTGGTGGAACTGCTGGTCAAGCACTTACAAAAATTGATAGTACAAACTATAATACACAGTGGTCAACAATTTCAACAACAACATCATCTTATGTTGGTGGATCACCAGCAAACCAAACAACAACAAATGCTTTTGTTCCTACAGGTTGTTTGATGCAATTTGCAGGAGCAGTTACACAAACAGTAACATCTGGAACAGCAACTGCAACAGGTGCTCCAACAGGATGGCTTCTTTGTAATGGAAATGCTGTTTCTCGTACAGTTTATGCAGCATTGTATGCAGTAATTGGTACTACTTATGGTACTGGTGATGGATCAACTACATTTAACCTGCCAAACCTTTCTGGTCGTGTAGCTGTGGGTGCAGGAACAGCACCTTCTGGTAATGGTGTTACAGCAAAAACATTAGCTGGTAGCGGTGGAGATGAAACGGTAGTTTTGTCAGCAACAAACCTGCCAAGCCACACTCACTCTGGTACAACAGGAACTGTAAGTGCTGATCACACTCACTATACAAGTGGTACTACTGATACTCAAGGTGATCACAACCACTCTGTCCCTAATACCACAACAGATAACTACCGAACAACGCAGTACAACACAGACGGTAACGGTGTTCTTCGTACTGGTGCTACTGGTCGTACATCTGGTAACGCAGGTTCTCACGCTCACAACTGGGGTGGAACATCTGGAGGAGCTAGCGCAAACCACACTCACAGCTTTACTACAGATGGTGGTTCTGGTCTTAATGCTACTGCTATAAATAATTTGCCACCATATCTAGTAGTAAACCACATAATAAAAATTTAGTGTAGTATTAATTAGGAGGAAAAAATGAAAAAACCAACAAATCAAATTGCAGAAATCATTCAAAAACTAGAACAAGAAAATTGGATGGCACAAAATTCAATTGATCATTTTAAATCAATTTTAGATAAAAATGTTTCAGCAATTTCAGAATTAGAACCATCAGCAACCTGGGAAGAGGTTCCAGATGAAATTAATGGAATTCCTGTAGAGCAACTTCCACAGCAAACAACAGTATCATATCAACCAGTAGATTCAAATACTAGCACACCAACATCTTAATGCTATAATTAAAATAAAGGAGGTCTTATGACTATTTTTAAGAAATCATTCTGGCTATATTCTGGAGAGCGAGCACTTAAAACTTTTATCCAAACACTTCTTTCAGCAATCACTGTAACAGGTATTGCTGGAATTCTTGATGTTTCATGGGTTCCAGTTCTTAGTTCATCAATTCTAGCTGCTGTAATTTCAATTCTAACAAGTATTGTTGCAGTGCTACCAGCTAGCCCAGTTATTCCTGCTGAAACACCAGTAGACTAATAACTTTTAATTAAAGATACCCTCAGAAAATCTGGGGGTATTTTTATTTGCTATAATAGAAATCTAGAGTAAGAGAGAACAATGAAAATAGCAGTTTATACAATTGCACTAAATGAAGAACAGTTTGTTGAAAGATGGTATAACTCAGCCAAAGATGCTGATTACATTCTTATTGCAGACACAGGATCAACAGACAAGACTGTTGAGGTAGCAAAGAAGCTAGGCATCAAAGTTTTTCCAGTATCTATTAAACCTTGGCGTTTTGATGATGCTAGAAATGTAGCTCTCGCACTTCTTCCAAACGATATTGATATCTGTATTGCACTTGATATGGATGAAATCCTTATTGACGGATGGCGTGAAAAACTTGAAGGTATTAAGGAAGAAACAACTCGTCCAAGATACAAATATACTTGGTCATGGAATGAAGATGGAACACCAGGGTTAGAATATGGTGGAGATAAGATTCATGCTCGTCATGGATACCGCTGGAGACATCCAGTTCATGAAGTAATCACAGCAGACAGAATTGAAGAGGTTCAAGAGTGGGTTGGTCTAGAAATTCATCATCACCCAGACAATTCAAAACCAAGATCACAATATCTTCCACTTCTTGAAGCATCTGTAAAAGAAGATCCTTATGATGATAGAAATGCTTTTTACTATGCTCGTGAACTATTCTTTTATGGTCAGCTAGAACAGGCTGCTAATGAGTTTAAACGTCACCTAGGGCTTCCAACAGCACTTTGGAGTGCAGAACGTGCAGCATCTTATAGATACCTTGCTAAATGTACACCAGAACTTGCAGAAGAATATTTGCTGGGGGCATTAAAAGAAGATGGAAACAGAAGAGAAGTCTTAGTAGAATTAGCACAATATTACTATGAAAAAGAGGAATGGAAAAACTGTTTTAAATATTCTGAGCAAGCTATTAAAGTAAAAGAAAAACCACTTGATTATCTTTGTGAAGATTTTGCTTGGGGAAGTTTGCCATATGACTATGCATCTATTGCAGCTTTTAATTTAAATAAAAATAAAGAAGCGGTAAAGTATGGTAAAAAAGCGGTAGAGCTAAACCCATCTGATCAAAGACTTATTAATAATTTAAACTTTTACTTAGCAAAACAGTAGTTATGTTATAATTAATTTATGCCTACGCTGTCAAATTCACCTTTTTCTATATATTATCCATCACTTGACGATCCTGCAAATATTCAAGACGCATTTTTGATTTATCACTTTGGACAATCAAAAAATTCATTAAGTCCAGACACATCATCTGTTGCTGGTTATTTAACATCATTAACAAATTTAAAGGCAAATATTGACAGTCCTACTTTTACTGGAACTGTAACACTTCCAACAGGAACAACTAAGGTTGGAAATACATCTCTTATTCAGGGTGGTACTGTAAACATTACCCTGCCAACAACCGCAGGTACTTTGATAAGTTCTGGAGATACTGCAACCGTTACAAATACAATGCTTGCTGGCTCAATTGCAAATAGCAAGCTTTCAAACTCTTCTGTTCTAATTGGTGACAAAACAATTACCCTTGGAGCAACAGCAACAACTGATCTAACAGGTCTTACATCTGTAGCAGCTGGATCTGTTTCTACAACTGGAAATGTTACTGTTGGTGGAAACCTTACTGTTAATGGAACAACAACAACTGTTAACTCAACAACAATTGTTGCAAAAGATAAAAACATTGAACTAAGTGCTGTGGTATCACCAACAGACATGGGTGCTGATGGTGGAGGTATAACACTAAGAGGAACAACTGATAAAACCTTTAACTGGGTAAACCTAACTTCCTCATGGACATCATCTGAAAACATAAATCTAGCATCTGGAAAAGGTTTTAAGGTTAATGGATCAACCGTTGTTGATTCTAATGGTGCAGTAAATATTGCTGGTGGAGTAGTTGGAACTGTTCCATATCAGTCTGCTACAAACACAACATCTTTTGTCAGTATAGACGGTATTCCAAATGGATATGTTTTAACTTATAATTCAAATTCTGCACCAACCTGGTCAAACCCAGCTACCCTAGCAGCAGTAAATCACGCAATTAAATCTGACAACCTGTCTGGTGGATCTTCAGTATTATATGGAATTCCATATCAGTCAGCAACAGATACAACAAGCTTTATTCTAAATACAACATCAACAAAAAAGTTTATTTCACAAACAGGAAATGGTACTGCTGCTCAAACACCTGTTTGGGACATAATTTCTAATGCTGATTTACCATCAGCACTAACTGGAAAAACATATAACGGACTATCTCTTACATCAGCATCAACTGGGTTTACAATTTCTGGTGGTACAACAAGCAAACTTTTAACTGTTTCTGATGATGCAACAATTTCTGGAACACACTCAGGATCATCATCTGGAACAAATACAGGTGATCAGACAATAACTTTGACTGGTGATGTTACTGGATCAGGAACTGGATCTTTTGCAACATCTATTGGTACTGGAAAAGTTACAAATGCAATGCTTACAGGATCTATTGCGAATAACAAACTTTCAAACTCAACAATAACTTTTGGAACTACATCACAAGCACTCGGTAGCACAATTAGTGATATTGCTGGGGTAACTATAAACTCAACAACAATTCCAACAAACAAAACACTTCTAGCCACAGATTCAACGGTATCAAACGGAACAGCAACAACAGCAGCAACTGGTGTAGGATTCATGGGTATTCCACAAAACTCAAAGAGTGCATCTTATACACTCACCCTAGCTGATGCTGGTAAACACATTTACATGACAACAACTGGTCAAACCATAACTATTCCAGCAAACTCTGTAACTGCTTTCCCAATTGGATCTACAATTACAATTGTAAACGGTTCTGGTGTTTCTACATCAATTACCATAAATTCTGATACACTAGTATTCTCGGTAGCTGGAACAACAACTTTACCAAGAACACTAGCTGCTTGGGGTGTAGCAACCCTTATAAAAATTAACACCACACTTTGGATTATTAGCGGAAACGGATTATCATAATGACAGGCATTGTACAATCACTTTTGGCTTCAGGGTATAAGACATTCGTTCCTATTTCTGCCACTGGTGGAACTGTTTATGGAAGTTTAGCACAACCAGTTTCTATAAATGGAATTCCATGTATAAAACATGTTTTTACAAATACTGGTACTACAACTTTTACGGTTAATACTATTGGTACAACTAGTGGAAAAGTTAATGTAATGCTCGTCGGCGGAGGTGGAGGAGCTGGACTATCTGCATTTTATAACGGAGATGGTTCAGACGGTCAGGACTACTTCTACGGTGGTGCTGGCGGTGGTGGGGGTGTTGTAGAAACAACAATAATATTGTCATCTAGCAACAACACTTCTTACTCTGTCAATGTTGGTGCAGGTGGAAACAAAGGTAATATTGTAAACACATATGCTCAAGATGGTGGAAGTAGTTCTATTTCAAATGGTGGATCGACACTTATTTCAGTAAGTGGTGGAGGCCATGGAGGACAGTACTATGGAGGATGGGCTACTGGATATGGTGTATGGGCAACATCTGGTGGAAATGGTGGTTCTGGTGGAGGAGGGTATGCAGCCCTTAATGATAATGTACCAACCTATGTCATAGGAGGTGCAGGAAGTGGAACATCTGGACAAGGTTATTCTGGACAAGGAGGTCTAATTTCTCCTTATAACTATAATCCAACTGGAAATGATAACGTTGCTTCTGGTGGTGCTGGTGGTGGTGCTGGTGGTTCACCATCCATTGTTAGCTATGGACTCGGTGGTGGTATTCAACAATACCTACTCCAGGGTGGTTCCGCTAAATCTACAACATTTGGTAGTTTTGGTCGTGGTGGGGATGCCAATACTAATGGTCCTCAATATTGGTTTGGATATGGCTTACCAACAATATCTGCTAATAGCGGTATGGGTGGTCACAACGGAAACAGGGATTATTATCAAACAGATAATTATGGTGGAGCATCTGGACAAGTTATTATTTATTACCCAGTAGATAGGAGTCTATAATGAAAATATTTATTGATGTTAAAAATAAAAGTATTAATTTTTCTTCAAATCCTGATGAAATAATTGCACCAATATTAGATATATTTTTTGGTGCTAATAAAAATACAGAATTTGAAAATCCTTTTAGTTTTAGCTATAAACTTTTTGATGAAGAAAAAAATATTTCAGAAAACAGTTATCCAGAAAACAATGTTTTTTTTGCTTCAACTGACCAAGATTATTTAATTTCTGAACATTTAAATATAATTGAACCAAACAAATCTTATAAAATTTCAATATCTGTTATTTATGGTAAAGATACGTTTGAAAAAGATTTTGTTTTTCAAGTAGGAAATACAGGACAACCATTCCCATCTTGGTCATTTGATAATGAAAAATTTATTTGGAAAGCACCTACAGCAATGCCATCAGATAACAATGTTTATTTATGGGATGAAAAATCTTTATCTTGGACAAGTATTGGTCATAAACATATTTCTTCTTAATAAAAAATACCCCAGGCTTTTTACCTGGGGTATCTTATTTAATTTGTATTCAATATTCTTGTATAAGTAACATAGGTGTTATCATTTTCTTTTGCCCATTTATATACAGACGTAATGTTAGTAACATCTCCTGGTTTACCGCCAGCTTGAATCATTAAACCATCACCAATATAAATAGCTGAATGTTCAGTATCATAAACACCCTTCCATCCAAATACTACAATATCTCCAGGCTTTGGATTAGAGACAATAGTTCCAGAATGCCTTTGATGCGTAGCACCATGATAAAGATCTATTCCAATCTCAAGGTATCCCCATCTAACCATTCCAGAACAGTCCCATCCATCTGTAGAATCACCTGTAGGAACGTATGGTGTTATGCCAACTTGATGCTTGAGCTTATTTATCATTTGATTAATATTAAGAGTATTATTCTCTAGCTCAGCTTTTTCCCAAATTTGCTTTTGGATAATAGCTGCTTGTTCAGCAGCTTTTGTTTCAACAATGCCAGGATTTGAGTTTCCTGTTAATGAAAAGACATAACTTGTCTTTGGTTCACTATTTAGTTGTGTTGCTCCAGCAAAGGTACTAGAGCAAGTTGCAAGTGATAAGGTAAGAATACCAATGCTTGCAGCAGCAATTTTTTTATTAAACAATTTGCTACCTCCTTATTTTTTATGTTGTTGCGGTATTTAAAATAAATACCCTGGCAGACAATATTCTTTACAGTGGTAGTAGAATATTTCCTTGAGTATGCCAGTGAGTTCCGTCGTTGTTACTCTGTTTGTCACTTTGTTCCTCTTAGAACAATACCGTCAAAAGACGGTATCTAACAATTATAACACCGTTTGTATAGTATAGGCAAATCATGCTATAATTTTTTGTACGGTAATTAACAAATGAGAGGATCCGTAAATGGCAATCGACTTTAATGAAATTCTGTCAACAGAACAGAAGCAGATTATTCTGTCTAATACTATTCAACAATTTGCTGCAGAGGGATACAAGCTTGAGCTTAATCGCCAGGTAGCAGAAAAGCAAGAAGACAATGCTGATAACCTAGCATCAATTGATAAGGATATTGAAACAATCCAGAAAGCAATTGAGATTTATCAGAACGAACTTAATGCACTAGGTTAATAAGTATTAAAACAAGTTAATATGATAAGATGGAGTAGGTGAAAATATTTGTCTACTCCATCTAATCTTTATGCAGAAAAAATTTATGCAGAAAATCCTACAGCACTTTGGTCACTAGATGACAAGTGTGACTTTGTTTCGTATTTTTCAGAAACCAACAAAGATATTGTAAACTGGACAGCAACTGGATTAGACTCTTCTACAGATCCAAACATATTTTATTTTTCTGGAAAAACATTTCCATTTCTTCCGTTGCCAAATGAACTAGCTACAAAATTTTTTGGATCATCGTCTGGGTCTGTTGGAGATGAAAAAACTGTTGTGTTTAAAAGTCCAAGTGGATTTTCTGTCAATGGTGATGGTAACTTTTCTGTAGGTTTTTATTTTTATTCAGATACTGCATCTATTGAAAGTGTAAAGGTTTTTGCACATCCAACAACTACATCAACAGCAACAGCATCAAAAGAAATAGCAGTTACTAAATATAAAGAGTGGCTATTTCTTAACTTTGGTGAATTATCAAGTGACCACAATACCTATGACTACCTTGAAATAACAGTAAAATACAAAATCAAAACAGGAGAGCTTTACAGTTTTTATATTAATGGTTTTTCTATAGGATCAAACATTGAAAACTTTAATGCTGAGTCTACAGGAACTCACCCACAACTGATTCCAAACACAATATCTGTTGTTGGTGGAAAATATGGGGTAGTTGCAAATCCATATGCTTCTAATGAAAATCAAGGGTATTACATTGGAAATAGCTCAAGCTCACCAGAAACATCTACCCTATATGCTAAAAACTCTACGCTTCCAATGACATTCGGAGCACTTAATTCAACAGTATTGTATAAAAATATAAACCTTCCATCACTGATAGTGCCTGGGTTAGGATTCTTAAATAATTCTGGAAGATTTAAAACACTAACATTCGAAGCCTGGGTAAGAATAAATAGTCATGCAACTACTGCAAAAAGAATCATTGGTCCAATAGGATCATATGACGGACTATATGTTGAAGGACCATTTTTAAAATTAAAAATTAATGATTATTTGGCTTCTCATTTTGTTGGCGACTGGTTTAGACCAATGTTGATTCATATTGTAGTTGGTGACGGATTTGCAAGGGTACTTGTAAATGGAGAAACCGTAATATCATTAAAAATAAACAACGCAAGCTTGTCACTACCAGACTCAAAAGATTCAAGTGGAAATGATCAAGACTACATTGGTTTTTATGCATACACGGATATACCATCAATAGAAGTTGATTGTATTGCTATTTATCCATACTCAGTACCAGCTGTAGTTGCACTAAAAAGATTTGGTTATGGTCAGGCAGTTGTAGAACCACAGAATCTTTCAACGGCATATGGAGGATCTCAAATATTCTTTGACAATACTTTAGTAAAGTATTCATCATCATTCTTATACCCAGTAAAAGAAAGATGGGCAAATTCAATTAATGACAACGTGCTGATAAGTAAAAATACACTTGGCTCACCACAAAATGATCTTCCACAAATAATTCTTAGCGATACCTTGCTATCAAATAAAACAGACACAAGCAAGTGGGAATCTGACCTTATTTCTTTAAATGCATCTTCTCCAGATACAAATCCATACATAAAGATAAATGCTGGAAGTTCTTGGTCAACAATAAATGGCTATGTTTACTTTGATAAAATTTCTCAAAAAGGAATGGATCAACTTCAATCAATTTATTGTGTTGTAAAAAAACAAGATGATTCAATTACAAATGAACAAGTAATTTTAAAACTAGAAGACAAAAATACAAAAGATCATCTTTCAATTGTTTTGAACGGAAAAGATTTATCTTATAAATATAAAATTGGAAGAGTTCATGGAACTATAAAGAAAACAACCTTAAGTTCTAACGAACTAACTTTTGCAGTCGGATGGAATGTTTCACAATTAAAAAATCTAACAACAACTCCAGAACAAAAAATAATTTCAAACTTTATTAGAAAAATAAATTCATTATCCCTATATGTTATTGGAGATTATGCTGGTAATGATTCAGAAATTACAACAATGTTCCAGGGTAAACTTTATGAAGTTGGAATAAATACAAAAGGCAATTTGACAAAATATTTTGACTCAGGAATGATAAACCTAAATGCAAACGGAACAATAGCTGTAGGATCATCAAATGTTTCTTCAACAAGTCTTATGACAGAAGACAATGCATATGCCTTTGGAATGAAGTTAAAGACTTTTGACTCCTCTGGAAATTCAACAATTAACCACTTTGCAATTGATGCTTCTACAAAGTCATATTGGAAAGATTATTTGCCACTATCAACACTTGCAACACAAACTCCAGCAGGAATTGATACAATTCAATTTAATATTGATTACCCATCACAAAACCACATTATCGTAAATGATGTGATTGATAGTTCTGCAGAGCTGGTAAAGTCTTATATTATTTTTCATAACAAAAACGAGACAATTTCTAATTATGGATTGAGCTATGATCCTATCCAACTTAATAGCTCTATGATTTTAGACTCAACACATATTAATAACAAATATGAGGTTTTTGACGGAACAATCATTCACGTTCCTACTGAATTAGATTTGTCACAAATGATTATGACAACTATTGTAGAAATAAAGTCAAATTCTACAAAATATGATTTTGTAAATCTTAGACACCTAAACTTTTTGTCTCAAACCTACCAAACAGAAACCTCTAGTAGTTTCGATAAAACTCTTGCAAAGCCAATAACAACTAGATTGAATACTCCAGTCTATTCTTATGCAAAAAATAATGATGGTAAGTTTGCATATAAAGGAAACCCTCACAGAATTGCAAAAAACTCATCTCCATATTTAAATCTTTCAAAACACAGCGGTATTAAGAGTTTAAAGCCAATAGGAAGTGAAGTTACTGATAGAGGAATATACATCCCAATAAATGAATCAGTCATTTCAAACTTTTACCTAAGCTCCATAAACACGTCCTTGTTGTTGGATGCACCAGAAGATGGAAATGTTTTGTTTGAGGTAGCTAATGGTAACGGAACAATATCATTTACTGTTTTTCAAGTTTCTAATGGATACTATAAGATTGTTCCAACAATTACACCAGTAGGACAAAGCACACCACAAGAATTTACAGATATAGAGTTTTACATAAATGGTGTTTATACAAGCTCTCCAATATTAAAATTAAATGAGTGGGTAATGCTCGGAGCAGTTTTTACAAAAACCTTGCAGTTCCCTGAACCAGGAAGTGTAAAACTTTTGCAGCAAGCAACATTTAATAATTTTTCTTATTATCAAATCAACAAGAGTTCAATTGACGTTCAGCTAACTATTACATCTTGGTCTAAAGTTTTTGAAACAAATAATGAAACTTGGGGAATTGTAAAAAATAGAGTGGATTCAAATGGAAACGCAATTACCTGGAGAATTCTAGAATTTTCTGAAATAGATCCAAAGGCAGAAATCTCTCCAAAAACAATTTTTCAAGTTTATACTGGAACTAACAAAATATTTGGAACAGAAACAAACGATGTTAGTGGAATAAAGATAAACAAGTATCAAAATGTTGTATATTCAAACATAGCTTCGACACCAACAATACGACTATCTGCATAATATGGTATACTTGTGGTTATGGAAAAGATTATGAAGGGCCAAATTGGTCAAACCAGGGTTCAGGTAATTGAAGAACCATTCTCAAATGCTGGCATTTATGTTTGGCAGCTTCCTTCTGGAAAGTTCTTTACTGACGGCGAGGGTAACGCATTAAGTATTGAATCAATGAAAGATGACCCTAAGAAGATGAAAGAGCTAGCTGATGCAGCTAAGTATAATGGACAACCAGATGGTAAAGCTGTATTTTTTCCAAATGTTCGTAAGATTTCAGATGAAGAATATAGCGAACAAAAAGACCGCATGAGCCAAGGACTTATTCCATCAAACAATGACCTTGGTGCCTTGATTGCAGCTAAGAAGACTTTGGAGTTATACGGCGATGAGTGATGATCTAACAAGAATTAGTATTCCAATTAAATGGGATAGAGAAGAAGAGCAGCAAATAACAAAGTTTGCCGATCCATTTAATGTTGAGTGGGATGAGCTAAAGCACTACAGCGGTCTTGACCTAAACTTTAAGCGTCGTGCAGCTCGTAAAATTGAAAAGACTGCAGTTACGGATGCCTACCTAGATTCAGCAGCAGCTGTTCAAACTGGTGAGGGTGCAAAGTCAAAGGCTATTAACCCTGGTGTAATCTACCGTAATGCTTATGGTCTGTTTGACATTATTACCCCACCATATAACCTTAACGAGCTTGCAAGTTACTACGATACTTCATTCGCTAATCACGCTGCTATTGATGCAAAGGTAGAAAATACTGTTGGTCTTGGCTATGACTTTGTTGTATCAAGCAAGACAACACTCAAGCTTGAAAATGTAACAGATGAAGATGCTCTTAAACGTGCTCGTAACCGCATTGAAAGACTAAAGATTGAACTTCGTGATTGGATTGAAAGTCTTAATCAAGATGAAAGTTTTACAAGCACCATGGAAAAGGTATTTACTGATGTTCATGCAGTAGGTAACGGATTCCTTGAAATTGGTCGTACAGTAAAGGGTGACATTGGTTATATTGGTCACATTCCTGCAGCCACAATGCGTGTACGTCGTCTTCACGATGGTTTTGTGCAGATTATTGGAAACAAGGTTGTTTACTTCCGTAACTTTGGTGCAAAAAATCTAAACCCAATTACTGACGATCAGCGTCCAAACGAAATTATTCACATCAAGGAATATTCACCACTAAACACATTCTATGGTGTTCCTGACGTAATTGCTGCAATGCCATCGCTACTTGGTGACGCACTTGCATCACAATACAACATTGATTACTTCCAGAACAAGGCTGTGCCACGTTACATTGTAACTCTTAAGGGAGCACAGCTTACTGCAGAATCAGAAGACAAGCTTTTCAGATTCCTACAAACTGGTCTAAAGTCACAGTCACACCGCACACTTTATATTCCACTTCCAGGAGACTCAGACACAAACAAGGTTGAGTTTAAGATGGAGCCAATTGAAAATGGGGTACAGGAAGGATCGTTCTATAACTACCGTAAGCAGAATAGAGATGATATCCTTGTTGCTCACCAGGTTCCACTTTCAAAACTTGGTGGTGGAGATGGTGCTGCCGTAGCATCCTCAATTGCACAAGATCGTACATTTAAAGAGCAGGTTGCTCGTCCAGAACAAAGTAAACTTGAAAAGATTCTAAACCGAATTATTCGTGAAAAGACAGACATTCTTGAGTTTAAATTTAATGAGCTTACACTTACAGATGAAGTTGCACAATCACAGATTCTTGAGCGATACATTCGTAACAAGATTATGGTTCCTAACGAAGCTCGTGGAATCATTAATCTTCCAGAAATTGAAGGTGGAGACAAGGTTGTAGAGCTAACTGCTCGTCAAGCAGCTGACGCTACAGCAAACACAAAGCAAACTCGTCAGCGTGACGCAGAGCGTACAAACAATCAGTCTGATGGACCAGCAACAATTTCAGGAAGAAATCCAAAAGGAGAGGGTAGAGCCTCAAAATAGATAAAATTGTGATATAATTTAATTTTACAATAATCTATAAAAAAGGCTCTATAATTAATTAGTATGACTATTTCTAAAGCACATTGGGATACAGAGGGAGACAACGTTCGTCTATCAATGCCTTTCAGCAAGGTAGATCAGGAACGTCGTATCGTATCTGGTTTTGCTACTCTAGACAACATTGATAAGCAGATGGACATTGTTACTCCAGAAGCTTCACTTGCTGCATTCTCAAAGTTCCGTGGTAACATTCGTGAAATGCACCAGCCATCAGCAGTAGGAAAGATGGTTTCATTCAAGGAAGATAAGTACTTTGATCCAGAGACAAAGAAGTTCTATTCAGGTATTTATGTTTCAGCTTATGTGTCAAAGGGTGCTCAGGATTGCTGGGAAAAGGTTCTAGATGGTACATACACAGGTTTTTCTATCGGTGGTAGAATGAATAAGTGGGATGATGGTTATGATGAGAAGATGGATACACAGATCCGTATTATCAAAGATTATGACCTTGTAGAACTATCACTTGTTGACAATCCAGCAAATCAGTTCGCAAGCATCCTTTCAGTAGAGAAAGTTGATGGAGTGGACACACTAAAGGGAGATGCTGTTGATACAGTAATCGAAAATGTTTTTTGGGATAAGGAGTCTGGAATTGTTACTCTTTCAGAGGAAGATTCAGCCGTTAGCCCAACAAGTGGACTGCCTATGCAGAACATTGGTTTCGTAGAGAAGTCAGATTCTGAGAAGGTAGACATGATTAAGTTCTTAGTTGATAGTGCTAAAGGCATTAATGTGACTAAGATGACACAGGAGGAAAACAACATGGCAAATTCAAACGAAATTGTAAACGACGTTGCTGCAGAAAATGCAGAGAACGAAGTTGTTGAGATCGCTCCAGAGGCAGATGCCGAAGCCGTAACAGCTGACACAGAAGAAGTTGCAGAAACCCCAGAGGAAGATGCAGCTGAGGCTGAAGCTGAAGAGGCTGAAGAAGTTGCAGAAGTTACTGGTGAAGTTCCAGCTGACGTATCTGTTGAAAATGAAGCGGTATCTAAGTCAGATGAGGCCACTGTTAATGCAGTTGCTGACCTAAAGAATACCATTACATCAGCCTTTAGCGATATCATTGATGTAGTTAAGGCACAAAGTGCTGAAATTACAGAACTAAAGAAGTCACTCGGTCTAGTTGAGTCAAAGCTAGAAGATGCCGAAGGTGGCTTTAACAATCTTGGAAAGCGTATTGACGCAGTAGAAGCTGATACTGCTTTCCGTAAGTCTGGCGACCTCGGTGAGATCGTTCAGGAACCAGCAATGGTTGAAAAATCAGTATGGGGTGGCAGTTTCCTCACTACATCCGATCTACTAAAGTAATAAAATAAAAACATTTTCATGGAGGTGAAATATATGTCGGAAGAAATCCTAAAAAATAACCCAGGTGCATCTTACCCAAACTCAGAGGGTGGACTTGCAGCTGGTGGTATTGGTGGAGTAACTAACCCAGGATTTGCTTATGTTGGGAACACAGCTACAGCAGATTTCGGACTCACAACTGGTCCAAACGCAGTTAACCCATCATCAACCGCAAACCCTAACTATCCAGGTGCTGGTATCCTGCGTCCAGAACAGGCTCGTCGTTTTATCGATTACATCTGGGACGCTACTACCCTCGCCAACGATGGTCGTCGTGTAACTATGCGCGCAAACACAATGGAACTTGAAAAGGTTAACGTTGGAGAGCGTGTTGTTCGTGCTGCTAACCAGGGCGATGCAACATTCCAAAACGCTGGTGCGACATTCTCAAAGGTGGAGCTTACTACTAAGAAGCTACGTCTTGACTGGGAAGTCTCATCAGAAGCACTTGAAGACAATATTGAAGGAGGTGCTCTTGAGGACCACCTAGTACGTCTTATGACTACTGCTTTTGGTAACGACATCGAAGATCTCGCTATCAACGGTGCAGGTACAGGCTCAGATGCATTCCTCAATATCATGAAGGGATTCGTCAACCGTGTTGAGCACGATGGTTTTGCTCACCAGGCTGTCGTTTCATCAGGTTCTGACTGGACTACAGCGGACATGCAGAAGCTTGTTCTCTCAATTCCACGTCGTTACCGTGCTCTTCAGACTGGTCTTAAGTTCTACGCAAGCACCGATACATTTGCTAACATTGTTCGCAATAACGGTACTCTATTCACAGCTATTGGTTCAACCGAAGCAGCTCGTGGTTCATACCTTGGTGGTGTAGACCAGACTGTCGGTGGTGCTCGTCAGACTCGTGTTCTTGGTATTGATGTACTTGAAGTACCTTACTACCCAGCACACTACGTTGACCTCACCTTCCCACAGAACCGTATCTGGGGATTCCAGCGTGACATCACAGTCAACCGCTTCTACGTTCCAAAGAAGGACACAATTGAATACACCGTATTCGTCCGTTTCGGAATCAACTGGGAAGAGCAGGACGCTGTTGCTTATGCAACAAAGTCAGCTTCCTAATTCGAAGTAGAAACCCAATTAGAGGGGGGCAGGGCTTAAAAACCTTGCCCCTCTTTTTAATTGGATGATATAATAATCTAAGGAGGAATCTTGTCAGGTTCGATTGAAAAGGTTGCTATTTTTTCACCAAGAAATATTTTTTGGGAAGAAGTGGGACAGATTTTCACTGGATATAACATTGTCAAAAGAGAAGAAGCTGAAAAATGGCTAACAATGGCAGATGTTAGAGAAGCAACACCAGAAGAAATTCTATCAAGATTTAATTAACAAATGGAAGTTTTAAGAATTCCGCCATACCCAATCACAACAACTTGGGATGTGCCAGAACCAAACATTCAATATCGTATCGAAGTCGAAGATGTTGTTGACCACACTATCGAAGATACTCTTGTAACTTCTAGCTCAAACTCACAAGTAAATTACATTCTTCCAAGATCAAAGGTTCAGTATGACCGTGATTTTGCTTTTAGAATTTACGATAATCTTGACAATATTGTTGTAGATTCAAACCTTACAGTTTATCGTCCATATGTTGATCCAAATATTCTTGCTTCAACTGCCAGCGAAATTAACGAATACAAAAGACTTGAAATAATTGCTCGTTCAATTATTGACGCATATCTTCAAAATGACTCTGGAACAGGTGAGGGTTTTTATAACCACAAGCTAATTATTCAGGGTGTTGGAGATGGAACAGATTACTATCCTGTCTGGCACAATCCAAAGAAAATTCTTAGAGTTTATGAAAACAACGTTCTTGTTTACAGTGGTGAAGATCTTGCGGTAGCTATTGCAGCACAAACACCATCAGTAGCAAGTAATAATGTAGCAACAATTACAACAGGAGCTGATCACGGATTTTCACAAGGAGATACTGTAACAATTTCAAATGTTACTCCAGAAAGTTATAATGGTACTTACACTGTTGCATCGGTTCCTGCATCAAATCAATTTTCTATTTTGGTAACTGACTCATCTCCAATTACAGGTGCTGGATCAGTAAAAAGAACTTGGCCTATACAATTTGTAATTACTCCAAATAACTCAGCAATTATGAGATATACAGTCGGAGAATTTAACAGATATGAAGCACGTCCAATGGCTCTTCCAATTGGCACTGGAGATCTTAATTACTGGGGTTATGACAGCGTAGGATTCCCTAAAGGCTATGACTATACATTTATTCTTGACGTAGGATATAAAGCTGTTCCACCAGATGTAGAGCAAGCTGCAATGATGCTTATTGATGATCTAAAGCAAGGCAGAAATGATTACTACCGCAGATTTGTTACAGAATACAGCACAGATCAGTTTGACGTTAAGTTCTCATCATCATTCTTAAGGGGTACTGGAAACAACATCGTAGATAAAATCCTTGATGGATATAAGGGCGATGTTATCAAGCCAGGAATTCTATAATGATAAATGAAACTCCAGACATGTATTATCCGCTTCTTGCAGATGTTTATTATCCAATAATTGAGCAAGATCCATATGGAGCTATCAAAAAACAGTGGGTACTAGACAAAACAATCTCATGTTTCTTTGGACCAGCAGGTAGAAAGTTTAAAGAAGACGTTATGCCTAAACCAGACATTACTATTGATAACTCTATGGTTGGTAGAACAAAAAATGATATTACAGTTTCTGACAGAGGATCTTATAATTCATTAACAAACATTGTTATTACAAATATTAGAGATACAATGGGAAACCCAATCTATACAGAGTCTGGTGGTCCAAGAGTTGGAAAGTCAACGCTTTTTGAAATTGCAACTTTTAATCCAATTTTAAGTCCATTTGGAGGACTAGAATTTTATAAGGTCGTGATCAGACGTTCTGATAATCAGGCGTTAGACCTATGATAAATGTTAAATTTGACCTAACAGCACTAACAAAAGACATAAATTCTGCCGTTCAATATTCTGATGGATATCTTGAAGGAATTCAGCTTGGTAAAGTAGCAATGCTTAAAGAACTTGGATACTCAATAAAGAAAATGCTTGAAGAGTTTATTGACGTAAGTGCCAGGGTAGATCCAGCAAGACTTCACCATGTATACGAATGGTATATGGCAGGACAACCAGAAGCAAGATTATTTAATCTTGAATGCAGCGTTATTGGAGATGGTTTAACAATTAGTTCAACATTTTCACAATCAAAAAGTTTTAGTCATGGATCAAATGTACCATTTTATGATAAAGCACAAATAATGGAAGCTGGAATACCAGTTACTATTACACCTAAAAATGCAAAAGTCTTGGCATTTTCTGACGAAGCAGACGGTATGATATTTACAAAAGGTCCAGTTGTTATAAATCACCCTGGTGGAAGACAGGTTCAAGGATCATTTCACGATATTATTAATGAATTTTTTGACAACTATTTTTCTCAATCATTCCTAAATTCTAGTGGCTTTGCACAACAGATAAAAAGCACAGAAGAGTTTTATGCTGGATTTGGAAGGTCAAGATCAGAAGGAGTAAAGGTAGGGTATAATTGGATATTGAAGGCAGGTAATTCTCTATGGTAACACCAATTACTAACACACCAATTCTTTGGATTAATGCATATTTGCAAGATAGTCTAAAAGAGCTTGGTTTTGAAACTGTGCCATTTTTTCCTGCTACACCATCTACAGTTAACGACTTAACAGAATTTTTTCCACCAGGTGGAGTTATGTGTACATATGACAAAATGATTAGACTTAGAAAGTCACCATTTCCTCACATTAAGACACAGCAGGTTATTTATTACTTTTATGCAACAGCAGAAAACTCAACAATGAATATGATTAAGATTGTTGAAAAAGCTTTAAGGCTTATGGACCGTGAAGATGAAACTGCACAAGAACTAAACCTATGGGCTGCAAACAAGGGATCAATTATTGTTGATGGTCAAGAACTTACTCCAGATTTCTTTTTTCACAGGTTTAGATTGTTTCAACTTCAAGAAACTAAAGACATTATTCAGTTTGCCACAGCCAGAACTTATGGCGGTAACAAGTTAATTATTGAATTTGACTATCACATGTCAACAGAGCAATAGTTTAAAAGACCCATTATACTTAAAGTGAGGAAACGCACCACCACATTATTCTATAGAAATAAGAGGTGAAAAAAATATGGCATATACAAGAGGCAATTCAGCACAGATCATCGTCGGTGCTGCTGCACTTTTTACGCACAAGTCAGGTCCACTAACAGGTAGCACTACAGCACCAGCTTTTGAGGCAACAAAGTCTTATAAAGATACTGTTACTGCAGCTTCAAACTGGACCAATGTTGGCTATACATCAACAGGTCTTGAACTTATGTTCACACCAAACTTTGGTGAAGTAACTGTTGACCAGATTCTTGACACAGCAAGACTCTACAAGCAGGGAATGAAGGTAGAACTTAAGACTTCATTTGCTGAAGCTACACTTGAGAATCTTCTATTCTCAATTGCAGGTAAGGCATCACAGCTAACCGATGACAAGAAGGAGCTAACTATAGCTGCAGGTGACATTGGTGAGGTTCCAGTTGAGGCTGGTCTTATCGCTGTTGGTCCAGGAACAGGTGACGCAACCGCATCAGCTAACACTGAGCGTGTTTACGTTGCTTACCGTGTTCTTTCAATTCAGAATGTTAGTGTCGCAGCAAAGCGTGACGCAGCTACTGAGTTCGCAGTTACATTCCGTCTACTTCCAGACGACAACGCTAACTACGGAAAGATCGTTGACCGCACATGGACTATCACAACATCCTAAGCAATTTATAATTTAATAGAAATCTGCCCAGGTTAATACCCTGGGCATTTTTCATTTTGCTATACTTATATAGTGCCTACAGATATTTATGAATCATTAACCATTTATACAGTCAATGACGAAGAAGTTTATTTAACACCATTAAAAGTAAAATATTTAAAAGAAGTAATGATTTTATTTGAAGAAATGGCAAACACAAAAAATGATCTTGAGTCAATAGATGTTTTAGTAAAGTGTGCATTGGCAACAATGAAACAATATATGCCATCAATAAAAACAACAGAAGATCTTGAAGATAGTTTTAATCTAGCAAACATTTATAAAATTTTGGAAATTGGCGCAGGTATTAAAATTGATGCAAATAATGAAAAAGAAACAGTAAAAGATCAAGCAGAAAAAAGTAGTGAAAACTCTTGGGCAAATCTTGACTTAGCAAAACTTGAATCAGAGTTATTTTTGCTGGGTATTTGGAAAGATTACGAAGAACTTGAAACATCTCTATCAATGCCAGAAATAACAATAACACTAAATGCAAAAAGAGATCTTGAATATCAAGACAAAAAATTTACAGCTGCACTTAAAGGTATTGATCTAGACAATGAAATGGGTGAAGGTTCAAATGAGCCTGATCCATGGGAAGCCATGAAAGCTAGAGTATTTAGCGATAATGCAACTGGTGATCCAAACGACATCTTGTCATATCAAGGTATAAAAGCAGCCAATTCAGGATTTGGTATTGGCATGGGTATGGAATATGAGAGCAATCTTTAAACAATCAATTATGATATAATTTAATAAAGCCCTACAAGGAGGAACCATTGGCTACAATTATTAATGAACCAAAAGAAATCGAACTACTAGATGGAACAACCATCTCAGCACGTCCACTAAAGATTTCACTACTAAAAGAATTTATGAAGAAGTTTGATGAAATTTCTCAGGTTGCAGATGACAACGAGAAGTCAATTGATGTTCTTCTTGAATGTGTTGCAATTGCAATGAAGCAGTACGCTCCAGAGACTGCAGGAAAGGATCTTGAAGATATTCTTGACCTTCCAACTGTATATGTTATTGTTGAAGAGGCATCAGGCATTAAGCTTGGAGAATCTTTTACTAACCTAGCAGCTTAATAAACGAGGTGTAAATGAATGTCTGAAATCCAATCTAATATTAGGGTCAATATTGACACTACTAGTGCTTTGGAAAGCCTAAAAGCACTGCAGAGACAGATTTCAGTATTCCAGCAGGAAATGGGGCGTTCTGGTGCTGCTGCCCAGATGGAAGCCTCAAAGCTTCAGCAATCATTAATTAATGGTATTAATGGTACTGGTAACTTTACCGCTTCAATGACAACTGTTGCATCAACAACAGAAGCATTTACTACAGCACTTGAAAAGAATAAACTCTCAATGGGAGAGTATTTTCGCTATAGTCTTGCAGCCTCAAAGTCTTTTGGTAAAGCTTTTAGCGGTGAGTTTGACACCATTCAACAGGTTGCTATTGACCGTGTTAAGGAAGCACAAAGTCAATACATTAAACTTGGTAATACTGCAAATGGTGCTGTTCAAGCAATCAAGATTAAACCAGCAACTCTTGACATGCAAGACCTAGGAACAAAAACTCAGATTGCAGCTCAGAGACAACAGATTCTTAACCAGCTTCTTACACAAGGATCTACAAATCTTCTAAACTGGGGTAAAAATACACAGTGGGCTGGTCGCCAGCTTATGATGGGTTTCACCCTTCCACTTGTTGCATTTGGTCAAGTTGCTGTTAAAGCATTCTCAACAATGGAACAGTCTGTCGTAGACTTTAAGCGTGTTTATGGTGATCTAAATACCAGCATGGCTGAAACAAACCAGATGGCTGACCAAGTTCAAAACCTTGCAATGACATTCACCAAGTATGGTGTGCAAGTAGCAGATACAATGAAACTTGCTGCTGAGGCTGCTGCTATGGGTAAGCAAGGTGCAGACCTTCTAGCACAAATTGATTCAGCAACAACTCTTTCTGTTCTTGGTGGGGTAGACCAACAGAAAGCTCTACAAACCACTATATCACTTACTAACGCTTTTGGTATTTCTGCAGATCAACTAAAGGGAAAGATTAACTTCCTTAACGCAGTAGAAAACCAAACAGTAACAAACATCTCTGACCTTACAACAGCTATTCCAAAGGCTGCTCCAGTTGTTAAACAACTTGGCGGTAGTGTAGAAGACCTTACATTCTTCCTAACTGCTATGAAAGAAGGTGGAATTAATGCTGCAGAAGGTGCTAACGCAATTAAGTCTGGTCTAGCAGCAATGATTAATCCTACCGCTGCTGCTACTAAAATGCTTAGTGGTTTTGGAATTAATATTAAGCAAATTGTCGCTGATGACAAGGGTAACATTAGAAAGACCGTAGTAGACTTTGCATCAGCACTAGATAAACTTGATCCAACAAACAGAGCACAAGCAATTGAAAAGATGTTTGGAAAGTTCCAGTTTGCTCGTATTTCAACACTATTTAAGAACATTACAGATACAAATAGTCAAGCATACCAGGTTATGAAACTTGCAGATCAAGGTCCAGCAGCTGCTCAAATTATTGCTGACCGAGAACTTAAGCAGATTCAAAATTCACCTCTTTACCAATACAAGAAAGCACTTGCTGAAGTACAAGCAGCACTTATTCCAATTGGTAAACAATTCCTTCAAGTTCTTAGTCCAATTCTTGGTTTTGTAAACGGAGCACTTAATTGGTTCAATGGACTTAATTCAGGAATCAAGAGTGTAATTGGAACACTTGTAATTGCCCTCGGTGTTATTGGTCCAGTTGTTCTTATGGGTATTGGTCTTGTCGGTAACGGTATTGCTAACCTAATTAAACTTTTTGCAAACTTTAAGTCATTCATCAATAACATTGGTAAAAGTTCTAAAGAGCTTGGCTCACAAACTGCATACATGACTGAAACACAGCTTAAGGCATATTCAGCAGCATCTTCACTTGAGCAGGTACACGCAAAATATAAGCAAACAATTACAGCAACAAGAGAAGCTCTAGCACTATACAATGATGAACTTCAAAGAATGGTTAATATTCAAGGTGGATATGCTCGTGAGGCACAAAAGGTAGCCGTTGTTCCAAATGTTGTTACAGGAAAGATGTTCCCTGAAACTGCAAAAATAAAACTTGAAAGAGCACACCTCACAATGCCTTTTGAACCAGGATCCCCACAATATGAAAATGCAATAGCAAGCATGTCTCCTGGACAGCAAGAGTTTGCAAAATTATTTCCACAAAACGTTAAAGTTCTTGGAGGACTAGTTGCAGATACACCATATGCTTTAAATCAACGTCTTAAATCTGGTGGTGCAACTCAAGAATTTTTTTCTTCACAATGGAATTCAAGATATGATAAACTTCTTGGTTCTGCACAAGCTGCTGGAATAAATATAGAAGATAAAAAAATTGTTGAATCATTAAGAACTCTTGAAACAAAAATTCACGACAGAGCAATTGAAATGGCTAAAGCCACAGAATCTGGATTAATAGATGATCAGTTACTAGCAGATGCAACAAAAGAAGTTCTTAATGCAGCAAAATTAAAAACTGGTGCAATGAAAGAATCTGCAACAGCACTAGAAAAATTAGCAAATCAAGCAAACTCAATTAGAATATCAAATAGTGGATTGCCAGAAAATAATCCTCAAATTGAAACTATTCAAAAACCTGGAAATAAAAAATCAACAACAAACTTTATTTCTTCTGCAGGAGAAACAGTTTATCTTGTAAGTGGCGCAGGTGGAACACAAACATCTCCAATTTCTGGAGCTAAAGGATATGCTAAGTATTCTTTGTTATCAAAAGCCGTAGATGAAAATATAACTGCTGTTTCAGAAAATACAAAAGTTGTTCAATCAGATACAATACAAAAGAAAAAAATACTTGCCCAAGAACTATTTACTGCAGAAGAAATGAAAGTTTATGAAAATTCTTCAAAAGAGGTAAAAGGACAATTAACTAGAGTAAGAAAAAAGCAAATAGAAATTGCTAATGGAGAAGCTCTTTCAGATGAAGGTCTTTCAGAATCTGAAAAGAGATATTCGGCAATGTTAAATACTGCAACAGAAGAGCAAACAGCATCATCTGGTGGAGGATTGTTTGGATCTAGTCGTGCTTCTAAGTTTGGTAATAGCAAGTTTGGTAAGTTTATGGGTAGCGGTGCTGGTATGGGTGCTGCTATGGGTGCTTCTATTGGTATTGACGCTCTAAGTGCCGTGGGAGGTCCTGTGGGCCAGGTAGCAGGAGCATTAGCTCCAGTAGCAAACTTTGCGTCACTTGGAATGATGATTGGTCCAGAAGGAGCATTAGCAGGTGCTGCACTAGGTGGACTTGTGTCTGTAATTACATTGGTAACAAATGCATACAACGATCAGATTAAAGCCTCTCAAAAGCTAGCAGATTCTATGTCTGCTACTACTGACAAGGTAGTTGCAATGTCACAAGCAACTGGAACTGTTTCATATATAGAAGCAGCAAGGGCAAAAGCTTCTACATCTGCAGCAGGTCTTGGCACAGGAACAACAGCTGATGCTGCCTTGGCTGCAGGAAATAAGATTCTTTCTACAGATATTGGTAAGCAAATTCTTGACGATATAGCAACTCAATCTGCAGCTGGAAAAACTGGTCAAGAAATTGGTAAAAACCTTGCTTATCAATTCTCATCATATATTGCACAGGGTGTACTAACCACTGATCAAGCTAAATCACTTGCTGCTAGTATTGGAAATAAGCTTAATGACCAAGCAATTACTATTGCAATTACTGGACAAATGAATACAATTTTGGGTCCAAATGGTGAAAACCTTAAAAATAATCCTCTTGATGTTAACATTCAACTTATTCAACAAAGCCAACAAACAACACAAGGATTTTATAAATCTGGAGATCAAACTGCTGGAACAACAAATGCTTATTCAACATATGGATTAACCGATCAAGCAATTACAGCACTCAAAGCATCTGATCAATTTAAAAATGAAGATAGTTCAAAACAAAATCAAGATCTTCAAAAAATAATGGAACAAGCAAAAAAGTCTAGAGATTTACTTTTTAAGCCATTTGCAAACTTAACAAACGATCAAATAAGCTCAATAGAAAGTGCAAATGCATATCAAGGCGATAAGTTTTCTCAATATATTAAAGGAAGTTCAAGATATTCTTCTGCAGATCAAAATACAAAAGATTTAATGGATAAAAACATCAATACAATAAATGATATTTCTTCTAATGGAACTATAGATTCTTCTGCATCAATCTTAGACCGAGCAAAATTAGCTGCTGTTTTACAAGCACAATATGCAAACAATTCTTTAAATTCATCAAACATAAATTCTGTAACAAATCTTTTAAAAACAAAGGGTTCTATTTCTGCCTATCAATCATCATTAGCTAGTGTTGGAGATATTGCAACAACTGGATTTATTGCAAACAATACACAACTTTCTGGTACCGCAACAACACAAGCTCTTTCAAATATTGGCAAAAATAAAGACTTAATAGATTTTTATAATAAAATATCAGATAAAAAGGTTCTTGAAACAACAATTAATATGACAATTAATGGTCAAGATAAAATAAAATCAGAATTTGATAATATTAACAAACTTACAAATAATGGAACTAAGCAAATAACGTTTGAAGCCATATCAAAGGGTGATTTTGCTGGACTAAAGTCACAAGCTGCATGGTTTAATTCTCTTCCAGCAATGGATCAAAAGTTTGCACTTCAATATTTTGCTCATGTTAATGCAACTATTAATGATACAGATGTTGCAGCATGGCTTGCAAGTAAGGCTGGAATAAACCCAACAACTCAAGGCTCATTTGCAGAAACAACAATTGCCAATAGTGCAAAAAAGATTACAGATGCTCAAAGAATGGCTTATGCAGCCAAATTAGCTAAAGATGCCACAACTGCAATGCAAGCTGCAAATAAAGTTGTTGGTGGTAACGGAACAACACCTCTTCCATCAGCTAGTGGAGCTGGAACATCTGCCGCTCAAAAACAAGCAGACAAATATACTGCAGCACTAAACATTATTGGTCGTGAAGAAACAGCAATTAATAAAACCTATTCTGACCGTATCGCTGCCCTTGATAAGATTCAACAAGCAAACGACAAGATTAATCAACAAAAGAAAGATCAACTTACAATTGCTGATGCCCTTTCTCGTGGTGACATTGCTGCTGCTGCAGCTGCTGCACAAACCGCTCAAGCAAATGCACAATCAAGTGCTCTAGCTGCACAAAAGCAAGCAATGCAAGATGCGCAAACAGCAGCTATCAATGCAATTACCGTTGGAGGTCTTACAAGAGATCAAATTACCGCTAGACAAAATGCAGCAGCAAACACAGCTGATTATGCAACTCTTGGTGGAACTAAGTTTAAATTCTCAGCAGGTGGAATGGTTCCATCATATTTTGCAGCTGGTGGATATTCAAAAGGTACAGATATTGTTCCTGCTATGCTTACCCCAGGAGAATTTGTTATTAAAAAGTCTTCTGTAGATAAAATTGGTACTGCAACACTTAATGCAATTAACAATGGCGAGGGTATTGGAAACAACGAATCAAATGCCAATATTCATGGTGGTGATTCAGTGTATAATTATAGTATTACAGTTAATGCTGAGACTAATGCAGATGCACATGAAATTGCAAATGTTGTTTTAGACAAGATTCACAGAATTGAATCTCAGCAAGTGAGAGGAAGTAGATTCTAGTGACTGACGTTACCCCAGCATATATGGAAGGACGATATAAATATGCACGTCCAGAAGCAATGCTTTGGGCAAATGGTCCTGGAACTCTTCAAAACAATAGTCAGAATAAACCTGTTTATATTCCAACAGGAGCAGAGGGTAGCGACTTTATAATTCTTTCAGATCACAATAGAGGCCCAATTGATATTAAAACAACTCGTATAGAACACAGAGAGCGTATGATTAATGGTCGTATGCGTTCATACCACATTGCAGACAAACTTACAATTTCAACATCGTGGAACATGATTCCTTCTAGATCTTTCGATCTTCCTGCAAACTTTAATTCATCAACTGGATTATCATCAGAATATTACAATACTGTAGATGGTGGTGCTGGTGGTAACGAGCTTCTTGACTGGTATCAAAACCACGTTGGATCTTTTTGGGTATATTTATCATATGACAAATATATTGAATTTGGGAAAGATAGTGCAGCATATGGACACTTAAGCGAATATAGCCAGGTACTAGAAATGTTTATTTCAAGTTTTGACTATAGTATTGAAAAGCGTGGTGGATCTAACTTCGATCTATGGAACATAAATGTTACACTAGAAGAGGCGTAACATGTGGCAGAATACAGATCTTAAAAATTATATTGAAAACTCTTCAACAATTAAATCACAGTCTTTGATTACTGCTGAATGGAATCTTAACATTGCTGAAAACATTGATGAGATTGGAAATTATTTTTACAGACCAAATGCTCAAGAAGGCGATGATGATTTTGCTTATGCAACACTTCCAACATCATTTTCTAAAGAAACAAATGCAACATTAAATCCTCGTTATTTTGGTGCTACAGATTCCGACACCGTAGTTGATGGAGGATACAAAGATGATGGTCAACCAAATATCTTTACATCTAAAAAAGAAAAATACAAAAAGCTATTCTCTCTTGAAGATTGTTTTAATCGTTTTAGACCACGATCAGGAATCAATAAAGCAATATATTTTGATGGCAAATATCTTCCAAGAGTTACAAAAGATATGGCACTTCAGCCACGATTTTATTTTCCTGGGGTAGATGACAAATTTAAATATTGGACATCACTAAGATATGAAGCAAAAACAATAGAGCTTACAGCAGATATTACCAATGTTTCTATTAGAAATTCTAACGTTGGAAAAGTTGCACTCATGACAGCAGACAATGATTTTGAACCTGGAGATTTTGTAAACATATCAGATGTCGTAATTTCTAAATCTGGAGCAAATGATGTAACCACAGGAAGTTTTATTGTTAAGGCAGCATCGTCTTCCGCATTTAAGGTTTATTTAGATCCAGAAATTTCTTCAATTTCAATACCGTCGGGGCATGGATCTGCATTGGTTAATAGACAATATGAACAACCTAGAGGAATTTCATATTATGAGTTTGGATATAACTATATTGATGATGCTTCACCATTTATTGTTTATAAAAATCAAATTCCAACAAATAGAATTATTTTAAAAATGCAAACCAAGGTTGGAGATGTTAATCTTGGTCCATATCAAACAGTAGATGGTTCAATTGATGATCCTTTTTATGGAGATTCAAATAAAGCTGTTCCAAAAATATGGAAAATAGAATATCTTGATAATTCAAATAACTGGAATTTGCTAAAAGATTTTGATGAAAATACAACAATTAATTCAGATGGATATATTGAGCTTGCATATGGTTTAACAAATGACATGTCTTCATATCCAGAACATATTGTGTTTGCTGGAGAATATTCTTCATTAGCACCAGTTCCAATTGAAGCACCGCTTGGCTATGCTTATCTTGTAACTAGTACATCTGGACCAGGAGAATACTGGATTTCAAATGGTGGTACATCATCAACAAAATCAGACAATTATTACACACCACTTGTACCAACATATGGCTGGTATGTAAATTCTGAAACAGCACCTAAAAATAAAGGGTTTTTAAAAGATCTTTCAATATCAGCACTTAAATCATTTACAGATAATTCGTCAACAGTTTATAGAGAACTTCAATACATAAAGGGTCTTAGGGTTTCTGTAGATGAAATGACAATTACAGATGCCACCTTTGATCTTATTGAACTATCCCCAAGACTTGCTGTAGATCTTTCTGATAGAACAACAAACTTTTCTATTACAAAACATTTATCTGACCTAGGTAGCAGCGGTATGCCAGTAGGACAACTTCTATCATCAACAGGAAACATTGACATGCTTGATTATGATCAGGCATTTAATGAAAACAACACTGATAGCATATTACACTCTATTTCAACAAAGAATTTACAAATTAAATTTTATGAATCAATTTTTGATAACAGTGGTCACGTTTATTATGTTCCAATTAAAACAATGTATGCAGATGGATTTCCACAAATATCAAACACAAACAGACATGTTTCTGTTACTTTAAGAGACATGCTTTTTTATTTTGAATCAATAATTGCAAATCAAATCCTTATTCCAGAATGTTCATTAAGCATGGCTGTATCTTCTTTGCTAGACTCTATTGGTTTTTCAAATTACACTTTTAAAAGAATTACAGACCATGAACCACAAATTCCATACTTCTTTGTAGGACCAGATACAACTGTTGCTAAGGTATTGCAAGATTTGGCAATGTCTACACAAACAGCCATGTTCTTTGATGAGATGAATAACCTTGTCCTTATGGAAAAAGAATACATGCTTCCAGGAGCAACAGACAGACCAACTGATATTACGCTTTATGGTTCAGAAGAAAATAATAAACTTGCAAACATTGTGCAGGTAAAGTCTGAACAAGATGATGTTTATAATGATGGAAAGATTACTTATAGTACAAAATACATTCAAAGGTCTTATGGGTCACTTGCTCAAGCAAACGTTTTAGATTCTGAAAAGACTTGGATATATAAACCAGTTCTTCTTTGGGAAGTTTCTCCAGAAGACACTACAAAATCTTGGAATGACGAATTAAGCAAACAGACGGCATATTCTTTGTCAGCAATTGCACTAAATTCAGATTTATCAGATCAAGTTCCAACGGTATCAAATGGTGTAATAATAAACAACACAATTGATCTTGGCGACTCTATTTATTGGTTGTCTCGCTATAATGGATACTTTTATGCAAATGGAGAAATTATTAGATTTGATGCAGTTGAATATAATGTCGGTGGTACAGTTGGAAATGTTTGGATTGCAAACGTAGAAGAATATCAGCGTTATTTTGCTCAACTTTCTTTTGGTGGAAAACTTTATCCAACAGGAAAAATAAGAATTTATTCAGAACCATTTTATGATTCAACAACATTAAAAGAAGGTGCAGTTTCAAAACATGGTCGTGGACAATTTGGAACAACAATAACATCACACTCAGCAGGAGTGCCAACATCTTGGACTGACGGATCAAACCAAAAAAGGTTTATGATGACTTCAAAATATATGTTTAACGGTGGACTACTTCCTGACACATATAAAAATTATGCTGCTGGAAATCTTGAAGATGTAATTACAGATGCAAATGCAAGAAATTCTGTTCCACCAGCAAAAGCTTCTGGATTAATTAAAAACTTTTTGAGCAGTAAATATTTTAGTGAAACAAGTTCTACACAATCAAACAGTTCAAACGTTCCTGTAATTCAGAGTTCTGCTCTTACCTTAGAAGGGCCAAGCTATCCTAAAGAATATAATCCACAAGACTTTGTTAACTATGTTTCAAAAACACTAGATAACAAGTTTGTTCATTTTGGAACACGAATGAGAATTATTGGTTCTGTAGATGATCAATCAGTTAAGTATCAAACACCAGTTGGTACAATGCCATACTACACAGTTCCAGATATAAATAATAATGCTGTAAATATTGGTGGATCTTCTGGTGGAATTGGTATTTGGGTAAATCCAGCAACAAACTGTGGGTATTACTTTGAAATTGTGGCACTTACAAATGCAACTGCAAATGCATATACAACCTCTGGAAGTCAGATAAGCAGCTTATTCTTCTATAAAGTTGAATCACAAGCAACAAACAAAATGGGAATTCCAATTGTTCTTTGGAATGGATATGCTCCAATTACAGTTGACGATGGAAAGTTTGTTGGACAAGACAGAACAGCTACACAGCAAACACCAACAGTTTATGATATTTCAGTAGAATATGAAAATTCTGGAAGTGGAGTCAAGTTCTATCTTTATTTAAATAACAAGCTTGTGGGAACAGTTGTAGACAATCAACCAATAAATCAAACATCAACGATTGCACTTTTTGAAAGAGGATCTTCAAAGGTAATGTTTGAAAATGTTTACGCTGTTGCAAGTAATTATTCTCAAAATAATTCATCAATGACAAAAGCTCCAATTGCTTCCGTTTTTTCTGATGAAGGAGTTTTAAATAACAATGCTTTGGCAAAATATGCTCCTAGCAGTGCAATCCAAAAAACATTCTTACAAGGAATAAATCCACAAGGCTCACCAGACTATAACCTTTATTTTGAAGAGTTTGGAACTCTAATGAGAGAAATGGCTTATTTTAATATTAGATACGACAAAGCCTATCCAGCACTTTCTGCAAAAATAACTCCAACATTTAATAACACAAAGGGTTATGTGACTTCTGGATTTGTTGCTAATGCTTATGGTGCAGAATTCTTGGTATTTAATGCAACAGACTCAACTCTAAACCTTGATAGCACAAGTGGAAACTATCTTAGAATTCAGGGTGTATCATTTACACAACAATCACAGCACGATCTTACCGTTGATGAATTTTTATCAAAAAAGAGTGATCTTTCAAATCCACAATATGGTTCTAACAATAAGGTATACAATGTTCAGTTTGGTCAGCAATATGCAGACATAAATAAGAGTAGGATAACTTATGGTAAAAAAGCATTTACAATTGCTGCACCATATATTCAAACTCAACAGTCAGCGGAAGAGCTTATGGCTTGGTTGACAAATAAAATTATGCAACCAAAGAAAGCCGTCGGGGTAGAGATTTTACCAAACTCAATGATTCAACTAGGTGACATTGTAACAATAGATTATTTGGAACACGGAATTAAACAACTAGCATTAACCTCTGATACTAGGTTTGTGGTTTATTCAATTGAATATTCTAATTCAGAGTCTGGTCCAACAATGACGCTATACTTAAGTGAGGTGGTCTAATATGGCAAAAAAAGCAACTCCTGGTGCTTTTATGAGTTCTGCTGGATATAGTGCAGGACATCAAGCAACAGCTAAACCAGTAAAAAGTACGACACCTCCAATAACAAAAAAACAAAGCGCACCTGTAAAAAAGAAAAAGAAGGCTGCTGTAAAAACAAAACCTGCAGTTCCAAAGCCAGCACCAGTAGATCCAAATTTTCAACCAGGCCAAACAATTAAACTGGCAACGTCAAACCTTTTTATTTTAAATGAGCCACCACAAAATACTGACATAATTGCAGATACCATTATTCAAGATATTGGTGGTCAAGAAATTGTAAATATTTCAAGACATGATCTTTTAAATGGTCAGGCTACAAACTATAGTATTATTGCAAACCTTGCAGAAACTGCACAAACCTTTGATCCAAACAATCTTATTGCTTTGCAAGGAACTGATGCAAAATACTTTTCAGCATTCCTATTTTCTTTAAATAATTATGTTCCAGAAGTAGGTTCTGCTGTAGACATTTCAGGTAACCTTACTGGTAAAACAGTCTATGTTGATCCACAAACTGGGCAGGTAGTTATTGATACAATAAACCTAGCAAGTAATCAACAAATAGAAATAGAGTTCATATCTTATGAAACTATGATTGATGGTACAATATAAATATGATAACAAATAAGGGAAAGTCTATTATTGCCAAATATTTAATTGGACAAGCACCTTCATATGCTTCACATATGGCTATTGGTTGTGGGACTATGCCACAGACATTTTCATCTTATTATGTAATTGGAAAGTTTGTTTATCCAGATTCAGTAACTGGAATTCAAACCGTAACACTTGGTCTAATTAACCTAACTTATCCAACCAGATCACACGATATAGTTGTTGGAGATACTGTAACTGTTGCTGGTGTTGGTTATGGAATTGATGGAAATTTTGTTGTTAGTGAGGTTCCAACTACAGCACCAACGTTACCGCTGGATGCTGCAAATGGCTTTCCATCAGGTCCACCAATTCATGGTGGTGAGCAAGTAGATAGCACAGTAACAATAACTCCACCAGGAGGCTCTGAAACAACATATAATGTATCTTGGGTTAAGTATGAAGTACCAGGTATTGTAGATTTTAACGATTATGCTACAGTAGATGCCGATATGCCTTGGTATTCAACAGTAACCAAAAATTATAATAACCAAAAGTCTCTTGACTTTGAAATGTTTAGAATTCCAGTAATTTCTCGTGGGTATGTAAATGAGGTGGTTGGAGACACAGAAGTTTCTAAACTAGTTCTTACAGCACAATTACCAACAGAACAACATTATGAAATTAGTGAAATAGGTCTTTATCCAGCTGCATCAAATCCAACACCACAAGGACTTGACAGTAAAATTCTTTATCTATTTGATGATAATGAACAATGGGAATATCACAATGTTGATGGAACAAAATCAACAATCCCACTTGTAAAAACAAGGTTGGCACAAGTTGGCGAAGACATTGATAATACAAATAAATTTTTTATTGCAGGATCTGAAAATATTACTTTTAGTGAAACGCTAAGAGTAAATGCACTTGAAAAACCAAGAATTTCAGACAACTCACTATTTCTTCGTGGAGATGTTTCAATTTTGCGTCGGAATAATGGTAAGCTTGTTTATCAACCTAATTCTGAGCACATTCACATTCTTACCCCAAACTTAGATCTTACAAAAAATTCTCCATTAGACGAATTAAAAATTGCATTTTCAGTAATTAACGTTAGAAGAGATAGGGCGTATGATCCATCATATGTAAGGGTTATTGTTGAGTTTGCAGGAGAAGACCATGTTTCTGGAACAGAACCAGATAGATATGCTCGTATTTCACTAGACATAAAAAATGATTCAAATCCAGGAACAGATCCAAACAAACAAGATTTTTCAAAAAACAGATATGTTGTAAGAACTGTAAATTTAAAAGACCTATATACTTCTACAACAAGTTTTACTTGGGCAGATGCCAAAGTTTTAAGAGTATTTGTTTCAGTTTTTGATTATGATGTAACAAACCCAGACACTCAAGTTAACAATGCCTATCCCCCAACATCATCAGAATATTATGTCGCACTTGACGGACTTAGGCTAGAAAATGTATCATCAACAAATTCACTTTATGGACTAACAGGATATTCTGTTATTAAAAATTCTGATGAGACTGGACAATACCCACTTACAATTTCAAAACCAGCAAACACTTCAAGTTATATTGAGTTTAAGTTTGTCACGGACGTGATTTAATGACAATTACTCCAGATAAAAATATACAAAAAATATTTGTTCCCAAAAATGTTTTGCCAGGAATTCACACAGATGGAACCTATGCATTAAGATATAGAGTTATATCTGAAGACGGTTCTCAAAACTCTAGCTGGTCACCAATTTATAAAATACAAAAAGATCCAGTATCTTCATTTTTAACAAACGGAATATCTGTAACTCCATCAATAAAATCAAACGGTACTTCAATTGATATCAGCTGGAAGTTTACTAATTCTGGACAAATTGTAAAGCTAGAAGCATTACAAGGAATCCCCTTTGATATTTTTATTTGGTGGGGATCAGAATCTACAAACTGGAATTCAACACCTTCTTGGGAATACGCAGGAACAACAAGCTCTGAAAGCATTTCTGTAACAATTCCAACAGAACAAATTTTTTCATCATCAAACAAAAAATATTTTAAATTAATGGTTCACTTGTCAACAAATACAAAATCACTTCAAGCTGACAATAGTTATACACATCTTTTTGGTGCAGGACCAATATCAACTCAAGCAATTTACGATTCTGGCACAATAGTCTAGTGTGATATAATTGGGGTATGGCTAATATTCCAATTCCACAAGCAGGACAACCAATTGATTATGCATATATTTATCAAATTGTAAATACTCTTAATGAAATCTCAACAAAACTGTATACACAATTTAGTGAATCAAACTTTAACAATGGTTCAAACAGTGCAACAGTTAGACTAAGTGATATGAGTATTTCTGCTGGATCAGAAAATTATCACGCAAATGATTCCAATGGTCCTATTTGGGGTAGACACGACTTTAATATGGTGTTTAAGTATCCACCAGTTGTAACTGCAACAATTTCAGATCCAACAGGAAATCAAGCATGTTGGGTTACAATTCAGAATGTTTCAAACTCATCACTTGAATATTATGTTTGGTTTAGAAATGCAGGTACAGCACAGGTTGCTGGAAAAATTAACTTTACTGCAATCGGTATTCCAAACATTTAGGAGCAATCGTGGCTTATAGAACACGAGAAGAGTATAACCAGGCTCCAATAATTCCAGGTAATAAAAACGTTTGGTTTTTAAATGGAGACTTGGTTAGAGTTCATCATGTTAATAGATCTAATAACATTATGTCTGTTTATAACATTAATAAAGATCAAATTGAAAGTTGTCTAATGTCTGATTTTAAAAAGAATAGAGAACGAGCATATACTGTAGGACAAACTGCTGATCTAGTAAATCGTCACAAAAAGTATATGCCACAACTTGTAAAGCGTGGAGTAATTCCAGAGCCACGAGGAAGTCAAAAAGGTGGAGCACGAGGATGGCAGGTAAGAAGCTATTACTCAGAATCGCAAGTTCGTGAACTTCGTGATATACTAGCATCCTACCATTTTGGTAGACCAAGAGCTGATAAGCTAATAACAAACAATGTAACACCATCAAAACAAGAGTTGACACGACGCATGGGAGATGGTATGCTTACATATACGAGGACCGAAGACGGCAGGTTTATACCTGTTTGGTCAGAGTCCATTTAACCTTGAAAGGGTATGAGAATGAATAACGAAGAAACAAAGATTAACGTTGCACTTGGCTATACACTTAACCTTGGCAACTTTCAGTCGCTGCGTATTGACCTGGGCATTGTAGACTCACGTCGTGACGGAGAGACTATTAATGAGGCCTTTGAGCGAGTATACTCATTTGTTGAGACAAAGCTTGCTGAAAAGGTAAAAGAGGGTTCGGAAGAGATCGACAATAAGTAATGGCAGAACGCAAAGACCGTATGGCTTTGCTCAGTCGTTATGGCAAGCTACATACCCAACGGTATGAGCAAAGGGTCACTCTTAACCTAAATGTCGAACAATGGGCTGCAGACGCACTCATTGAGTCTTATGGCATGGCACAATGCTATGACCTACTGGAGTATTACTTTGAGGTATCTCCAAATCCAAGCTGGAAATATTTTGCCAACTACGCAGACAAAATTGTTGACAGCATTGAGCAATATAAGCAGGATCAGAAAGAACGAGAAGAGCGTAGACGCAAAGCTAAGGAATGGTTGAATGAATAATACAGAATCAAAGCTGATTTCAGCAGTACTACAAGATAAGCAAGTTCACGTTTTGCTACAAGCAAATGTGGATAACATTCTTCGTACACATAATGATATCTGGCAGTTTATTCGTAACTATTCTGAAATTAATGGAACAGTTCCACCTGTGTCATTGGTTGTTGATAAGTTTCGTGATTTCACTCCTGCTGAGGGTATTGGTGCTACCAAATACCACCTTGAAGAACTACAAGCTGAATACCTAAACGATAGCCTTAAGGACATTCTTCGTAACACTGCATCTGAGGTACAGGCTGGTCAAGGTGTAAAAGCTCTAGAAGATATTATTACAAAGACTTCTGAACTTAAAAAGAACACATCAACCATTCGTGATATTGATGCTACCGACATTGAGTCTGCTGTTGCATACTTTGAGAATGTTAAGCGTCAGCAGGAACTTGGTGCTGTAGGAATTAAGACTGGTCTTCCAGGGTTTGACAACTATCTACCTGCTGGTATTATGCCAGGACAGCTTGGTGTATTCTTGGCTTACCCAGGTATCGGTAAGTCTTGGCTATCGCTTTATTTTGCTGTACAGGCATGGAAGCAAGGCAAGTCACCAATGGTTATCTCACTTGAGATGAGCGAGACTGAGGTCCGTAACCGTGTATTTGCAATCATGGGTGAAGGTCTTTGGTCACACCGTAAGTTGTCAAATGGTGAGGTAGAGATTGAAGATCTTCGTCGCTGGCATAAGAAAGAGTTGCAGGGCAAGCCTGAATTCCACATTATTTCTAATGACTCTGGTGGAGAAGTAACCCCATCAGTCATTCGTGGTAAGATCGATCAGTATAAGCCAGACTTTATTATTGTAGATTACCTGCAGCTAATGTCACCAAACCAAAAGGCTGATTCTGAAACGGTACGAATGAAAAACCTATCTCGTGAACTAAAGCTTATGGCTATTAGTGAAGAGATTCCTATTATTGCTATTTCATCTGCTACACCTGACGATGTTACTAAGCTTGACACTGTTCCTACCCTTGGACAGACTGCTTGGTCACGACAGATTGCGTATGACGCTGACTGGGTAATGGCACTTGGACGAGGCACAAACTCTGATATCATTGAATGTGTATTCCGTAAAAACCGTAATGGTTATATGGGAGAATTCTTAGTCCAAGTAGATTTCGACAAAGGTTGGTATAAGTACAAAGACTATGAAGATAAGTAGTTATAATATGTTATATGGACAATTTACATCACAAAAGAATTAAAGGTTTTACATTAGATGGAACCATTCAAAGTGATTCAGCAATCGGAAGATTAAAAGAACAATATATAAAGTTGTTGCAAACAGAGATGCGACTAGCTGGGTATGTGCCACGTCTTGACATAGACCCAGACTTTACGATATCATACAATATAGAAAAAGAATATTACGAGTTTTTCTTAACAATTTACGGAACATATACAGGAAAGAAGAAGAGTCAATGGATAGAGGGAATAGACGGCACACTGCTAATTCCTACACAACAGAACAAATTAAACGAGTCATCATTGGATCAGGAATCTCAATCGAATCCGAGGTAGATTCTGACTATATCGTTTTTTGTCCATTCCATAATAACTCACGCTCACCTGCTGGAGAAGTAGATAAGGTAAACGGAACATTCTTTTGTTTTGCTTGTCAACATGTCTGTGATCTAACTGCATTGATTATGCACACTTCTAGTCGTACCTATTTTGAAGCGGTACGTTATATTAAGTCTAAAGAAACTGACCAAGATCTTGAAATGCAGATTAATCAAAAGCTGCACACTAAGCCAGACTATGTTCCATATGATGAACTACAGATTAAGCGTCTTAGCTCACAAGCACTAGAATCACCTCGTGCTATGCGTTATTACAATGGAAGATTAATTACAGAAACATCTGTAAAGAAGTTCGATCTAGGATATTCAGAAAAGCAGGACATGGTTACAATCCCTGTCCACTCACCTGAAGGGCTTCCTGTAGGCTTTGTGGGACGATCTGTGGAGGGAAAAGAGTTTAAGAACACTCCAGGACTACCTAAAAGTAAAGTCCTGTTTAACTTGCATCGTGTAAAGACTTCCAGTAAAGTTTATGTAGTCGAATCATCATTCGATGCAATTCGCTTGGACCAATGTGGTTTCCCAGCGGTAGCAACGTTAGGTGCAAACGTATCTAACATTCAATCAGACCTACTTCAAAAGTATTTCAATAACATTATTGTTATTGCAGATAACGATGAAGCTGGCGGTAACATGAAACAAAAGCTTATTGATAGGCTTGGATCTCGTGTAACCGTAGTACAACTAGATAAACAGTATAAAGATATTGGTGATATGTCAGATGAGGCTATTAAGAATTTAGATGAATCATTTGACAAGACCATTATGGCTATGCTAAACTAAAATACCAAAGAGAAACATTAAGGAGAAAAATGACAATTATCAGAGGGCTAAAAGATATCGGTGCAGTAGTCGATAAGCCAAAGTATGAAAACACAGGACAGAAGGTTCGCTGGGTAAAGCTGGCAGACGGACAGTCCGCAAAGATTCGCTTCATTGAGGAGCTAGACGAGGACTCTGCCAACTATTCGGCAGACCGTGGTCTGTCGGTTGTTATCGCAGAGCACACCAATCCAAAGGATTACAAGCTAAAGGCTGCTTGTACAATCGATTCAGAGGGTCGTTGCTATGGTTGTGAGCTTGCTCGCAAGGAGCCAAAGTCAGGATGGCGTTCACGTCTTCGCTGGTACGGTAACGTAATTATCGATGATGGTACTGAAGATCCATATGTAGCTGTATGGTCGCAGGGTATCTCAAAGCAGTCAGCTTTTAACACCATTCGTGAGTACGCTCTTGAGACTGGTTCTGTATCGAACCTTGAGTGGAAGATTAAGCGTAATGGTCAGGGAACGGAAACCAGCTACACCCTGTTGCCTACGAAGCCAGATGCCGAACCATTTGCTTGGAACGACATTGAACCTTTCGATCTTGAGAAGGTCGTTCGTGAGGTAGCCTATGCAGAGCAGGAGTCATTCTACCTAGGATTCAACTCCCCATCTGTAACATCGTCCAACATGGACTGGTAATAACTAAATACAATAGCGTGGGGGTCACCAAAATATTGGTGGCCCTCATAGCACCTTACAAGAGAGAGATTTTTATATGAGTTACGCTGGACTTCACGTTCACACACATTACTCGCTATTTGACGGAATTGCCACACCACAGGAATATGTGGACCGTGCCGTTTCGCTGGGTATGCCAGCAATTGCAATTACAGACCACGGTTCACTGTCTGGACACCGTGAGATGTATCGTGCTGCTAAGGAAGCAGGTATCAAGCCTATTCTTGGTATTGAGGGATACATCTGCCGTGATCGTTTTAATCACGAAGATAAGAAGGCAGAAAACGACCCACTAGACCTTAACTATAATCACCTTATTATTCTTGCAAAGAATCAAAAGGGTCTAGAAAATCTTAATAAGCTTAACGAACTTGGTTGGACAGAAGGCTATTTCCGCAAGCCTCGTATCGACTGGGAAATTCTTGAGAAATATAAGGAAGGACTTGTTGTTACTTCTGGATGTCTTTCAGGAGTTCTTGCCAAGGCTATTGAGTCTGACAACCTTGCTTATGCCAAAGAGCACATTCAATGGTGCAAGAAGACCTTTGGTGATGACTATTACATTGAGGTAATGCCTCACAACCCTGCAGAGATTAATAAGACACTTCTTGCTCTAGCAGATGAATTCGGGGTAAAGCCAGTAGTAACACCTGACTGCCACCACTCTGATACCAGCCAGAAGGAAATCCAGGAACTTAAGCTGATCCTTAACTCTTATTCTAACAAGACTGTTGGAGACGCTACTTACGCAGGTACTAAGAATTACGATAACCTTATGGACAAGCTTGACTACCTTTATGGTGAAGACCGTCAGATGTCATTTAATAAGTTTGAGATTCACCTTTTGTCGGATGAAGAGATGCGTAATGCTATGGGTGCTCAGGGTATTGACCGTGAGGACATGTATGAAGCAACTATTGAAATTGTAAACAAGGTTGAAGACTACAATATCAAAGACCACCTTGACCTACTTCCTGCACAGTATCAGGATCCAGACGGTGAACTTCTTGAGCTTGCTATGGAAGGATTAAAGGAAAAGGGTCTTGACACAAATGAAGATTACATTGCTCGTCTAAATGAAGAGCTTCAGATTATTAAAGATAAGAATTTTGGTCCATACTTTCTTGTTGTACGCAACATGATTAACTGGGCTAAAAAAGAAGGGATTATGGTTGGTCCAGGTCGTGGTTCGGCTGCTGGTTCTCTATTGTGTTATGCTCTTGGTATCACAGATATTGATCCACTTATTCATGGTTTGCTATTCTTCCGTTTTATTAATCCAGAACGAAATGACTTTCCAGATATTGATACTGATATCCAAGACTCTCGCCGTGATGAGGTAAAGGATTATCTAGTTCGTCAGTACCGTCACGTTGCATCCATTGCTACATTCCTATCTTTTAAGGATAAAGGTGTTGTGCGAGACATTGCTCGTGTGCTTAACATTCCACTCCCAGACGTTAACAAGGTTATGAAGCTTGTAGATACTTGGGATGAATACTGCACATCAAAGTCTACTGCAGAGTTCCGTGAGAAGTATCCTGAGATTGAGAAATACGGTGAGCAACTCCGTGGTCGTATTCGTGGCACTGGTATTCACGCTGCAGGTGTTGTGACCTCAAAGGAGCCTATCTTTAAGTATGCTCCAATGGAGACTCGCACAGCCCCAGGAACTAAGGAGCGTATCCCTGTAGTTGCTGTTGACATGGCAGAGGCAGAGCGTATTGGTCTTATTAAGATTGACGCACTTGGTCTTAAGACTCTATCCGTTATTCAGGACACCCTTAAGATTATTAAGGAGCGTTCTAAGAAAGACATCGATCTTCACAAGATTGACATGGAAGACAAGAATGTCTACTCTATGCTTTCCGATGGTCACACCAAGGGTGTATTCCAGTGTGAAGCTACGCCTTATACAAACCTTCTGGTTAAGATGGGTGTCAAGAACTTTAACGAGTTGGCTGCATCTAATGCTCTAGTTCGTCCAGGTGCTATGAATACCATTGGTAAAGATTACATTGCTCGTAAGCATGGTAAGCAGAACATTTCTTACCATCACCAGGTTATGAAGGCATTCACATCTGACACCTACGGATGTATTCTTTACCAGGAACAGGTTATGCAAGCCTGTGTAGAACTTGGCGGTATGTCAATGGCAACTGCTGATAAGGTTCGTAAGATTATTGGTAAGAAGAAGGACGCTAAGGAATTTGATCAGTTCAAGGATCAGTTCGTTAAGGGAGCATCTAAGTTCCTAGCCCCAGAGGTAGCAGAATCCCTTTGGACGGACTTTGAGGCTCACGCTGGGTACTCGTTTAATAAGTCTCACGCTGTGGCTTATTCTACGCTTTCCTACTGGACTGCATGGCTTAAGTACCACTACCCACTAGAGTTTATGTACTCAATTCTCAAGAATGAAGGCGACAAGGATGCTCGCACAGAATACCTAATTGAGGCAAAGCGTATGGGCATTCCTGTTCGTTTGCCACACATCAACGAGTCTGATGTTGACTTTAAGATTGAGGGCAAGGGTATTCGATTTGGTTTGAGTGCTATCAAGTTTATTAGTGACAATATTGCTAATAAGTACATTGAGGCTCGTCCATTCAATTCATACAAGGAGCTTGAGGAGTTTACCTTTACTAAAGGCAGCGGTGTGAATAGCCGTGCTCTTCAAGCACTGAGGGTAGTTGGAGGTGCAACTTTTGACGACAATCCTCGTAATGATGATGAGATTAGAGAAAACCTTTATGAGTATCTTAACCTGCCAGAGTTCAATGTTTCAATTCCTAGCCACTACTATGCATTCATTAATGACGTAGAAGAGTTTGAGGAAAAGGGGTCATTTGTTCTTATGGGAATGGTCAAGGGTATTAAGCGAGGCAAGGGTTGGTCACGAGTAGAGATCCTAGATAAGACTGGTAGTGTTGGAATCTTTGATGAAGAGCAAACAACAATTGAAGCTGGTCGTACCTATATTCTACTTGCTAGCGATAACCGTATCGTAACTGCTATTCCTGTGGATGAGATTAAGGATAACCATTCTGGGCTTATTCGACTTCTTAATTACCGTCAGTTGCCATTCAAGGATGAAGAACTATTTGTAGTATCTTTCAAGTCTCGTGTGACAAAGGCTGGCAAGAAGATGGCATCACTGGTTTTGGCTGATGAAAGTCGTGACCTACACAGCGTTACAGTATTTCCTACATCATACTCTAAGGCATACATGAAAATCGATGAAGGTAAAGCATATAAATTCTCTTTGGGTAAGACCAAGGACGGAACAACTATTTTGGAGGATGTATTTAATGTTTAGTCAAACGCTTGACACACTTGCTGACCACTTGCATGAAGTGGCTGTAGAGAAAGGTTTTTGGGACGTTATTAAGGACGCACCACAGGAACAGATTGATATCTTTATGACAAAGCAGCTAATGATGATTGTATCTGAGGCTGTAGAAGTTATGGAGGCTATCCGTAAGTCACATGGACCAGAGGCAGTAGCAGATGAGATGGCTGACATCATCATCCGTACACTTGATCTCTATGCAGGTCTTCGTGAGCATGAGTATGTAAATACTGATCTTCAGGTTGCATTTAATAATAAGACTAGCTTTAATAAGTCTCGTCCAGAGAAACATGGGGTGAAGTTCTAATGACAACTGCAGAAGAAGTATTAGCACAACTAGATCCAAAACTTCGTAAGCGTCTTACAACAGGCGTAGGTTTTAAGACTGAGTTTCAAAAGACACCTAGTTTTGGACTAAATCGTGCATTGAATGGTGGACTTCCTTATGGTCGTCAAATCTTAATTTGGGGTAGCAAGTCATCTGCTAAGTCTTCGCTATGCCTTCAGATGATCGCACAGGCCCAGGAAGAGGGTAAAGTTTGTGCATGGATTGATGCTGAGATGTCATACTCTGAAGAGTGGGCAAAGAAGCTTGGAGTAAATACAGACCAGCTAATCGTATCACAGGCTCGTACAATCAATGAGATGGTGGACGTAGGCACTAACCTAATGAATGCAGGTATAGATCTAATTGTCGTTGACTCAATTACATCACTACTTCCTGCTATCTATTTTGAAAAGGGTACTGAAGATCTTAAGGAACTTGAAAACACTAAGCAGATTGGTGCAGAGTCTCGTGACTTTAGTAACGCATGGAAGATGCTTAACTATGCTAACAACAAGGTCAAGCCTACAATGCTTGTGCTAATCTCACAGTCACGAAATAACATCTCAGCTATGTACACGTCTCAGCAGCCTTCTGGCGGACAGGCAACAAAGTTTTACTCATCTACTGTTATTAAGCTATTCTCATCTGAATCTGACAACCAGGCTATCAAGGGGAAGATTGCTGTAGGAGATAAGCTTATTGAGGAAAAAGTTGGTCGTAAGGTACGTTGGGAAGTTCAATTCTCAAAGACATCGCCAGCATTTCAGTCTGGAGAATATGACTTCTACTTCAGAGGTCCTCTAACAGGCGTAGACAGCATTGGAGACTTAGTTGATACTGCAGAGATTATGGGTCTTGTAGAGCGTACAGGAGCTTGGTACATCCTTCCTGATGGCTCTAAGATTCAAGGTCGTGAAGCATATGTAAATCGTGTAAGAGAAGACATTGATCTTCAAGAAGAGATTATGAGGCTTGTAAATGGCGAAGTATAACGTTTATCCAGGTTCGTTTAAATGTCACACTTGCGGTATGGAAGTTAAGACAATTAGATCTTATCCAAATGCAAAGCAGCTAACTTGGATGTGTCCAGACAAGCATGTAAGCACAGTAGACCTAAATGTAAGAAAGACAAAAGCAGACTATGACGGAAGCAAGTGAGTCTAAGCGTATCGGAGCCAAGCAGCACAAAAACTCTGGTCGTGGTACGCACAAGGGCGATGCAACCTGGGAAAACTTTACAGTAGATTTCAAAGAGGTTGGCAAGTCTTTCACACTTAACAAAGATGTCTGGGCCAAGGCAACTACAGATGCAATCCGTAATAATAATGATCCAGCAATTGTTGTGGTCATTGGTAGCGAGGGTATCAAGACAAGGCTAGCAGTAATAGAGCTATCCCTACTTGAACAACTACTATCTGATGGTGTATAATAGAAACTAGTACTAAGGAAAAACATTGGAACAACCAACAACAATTGAAATGGTAAATGGTCTTGCAGAAATTGCAGACTTCATGCAAGATGAAGAACTAACAACTGCCCTAGCATTTATCGCAAAACTAATCATTAAGCCAGACGTTCCACTTAACGTGGCAACTGTAGAGATTGTACGTCTACAGGCTATTGCTGCTAAGATGTCTTTTAAGGCAACCTGGCTTACCAACGTAGAAAAAGGAGATAGGGCGAAAAAGAATATCTACTACACCGCTGCAGAATCAATTAACCAATTGGTTTCAGCTTTGAAGTATATTACTCGCTAAACATATCATGGCTAAAAGTTTATTGCAACAGGTAATGCTTAAGACAGAGGATAAGCTAAACGCTTCTCCATCATTTGTCGACAAGGATGCCCTAATTGAAAAGATCAATTCTGGATACACGGTAAAGCGTGTAGATAAGTTCCAGACCAAGAAAACATTTGCACCATCAACCATTGCGTTTTCGCATGGTGAATGTCCTCGTTATTGGTATCTAGCATTTGAAGGTGCTATGTTTACCGATAATGCAGACGCATATGGTGGAGCTAACATGACTGCTGGTACAAAGTCACACGAGCGTATCCAGCAAGCTATGGAAGACGCTGGCATTCTTAAGAGTGCTGAATTTAAAGTTACATATGACAACCCACCAATTTTTGGTTACGGAGATGTCATCCTTGACTGGGCTGGTGAAGATCTGCTTGGTGAAATTAAGACTATGCCTAACGAGGGTTTTGAATATCGTAAAACTGCAGGTAAGCCAAAGACTGGTCACGTTATCCAGTTGCTTATCTATATGAAGATTCTCAATCGCAAAAGGGCTATTCTTATTTATGAAAACAAGAATAATCACGAACTATTGGTTTTTCCTGTAGAATTAAATAAGTACTATTTTGAGTGGGTAGAGAACGCTTTTGATTGGATGAGACAGACTAGAAAGGCTTGGGAAGATAAAACCCTGCCAGAAAAGAATTATCGTTCTAATTCAAAGATTTGCAAAACATGTCCCATTCGTGAAGCTTGTGACAATGCTGGTTCTGGAGTGATCAAAATTAAATCACTGGAGCCACTAAATGAAAACGAAGCACTGTGAATGGTGTGACAACGCATTCGAAACTAACGTTTCTTATCAAATTTATTGTTCAGCAGAATGTAGAGAATCTGCGACAAGAGAAAAGATCACGCAACGATACATTGCTGGACGCATTAAAAAGCGTTTAAGTAAAGATCGTAGGTGCAAGTCTTGTGGTGGCAAACTTTCCATTTACAACGATGATCCAATTTGTGGACAGTGTTTAATAAATCCAAAAGATGTTTCAACTGCTCTTAAAGAAATAAAGGATTTTAAAAATGGTAAATTTGAGTAATTTTGTTAATATTCCTGAAACAATATTTGCCATTGATGCAAGTACAAATAGCTTAGCTTTTTCTGTATTTAAAAATAAAGAACTTGTTTACTTTGGTAAAATCAATTTCAAGGGTAATACTACCTATGACAAAGTTCTAGATGCTGGTCGTAAGATCGCACCATTCTTTAAAACAATAGATCCTATTGATGCCATTGTAATTGAGCACACCGTATTTATGAATAGCCCTAAGACTGCAGCTGACCTAGCTTTGGTTCAGGGGGCTTTGCTGGGGGCATCAGGAGCAAAAGAAATTAGATCAGTAGCACCAATCACTTGGCAAAACTATATTGGTAATAAGAAACCAAGTAAAGAAGAGCTAACAAAGATTAAACTAGATAATCCAGGAAGATCAGAATCGTGGATCAAAACATATGTTCGTGATCTTAGAAAGAAAAAGACAATGCATTTTGTTGAGGTTCAATATGATAAAGTAATTACAGATAATGATATTGCTGATGCTATTGGCATTGGTCATTATGCTGTTAATAACTGGGAAAAACTAACAAAATAGTGTGATACAATTTTCTTATGGGAAGAAAATTTTATAATGGATATAGGCAAGGTCTTTGGACAATTATTGATTATCCAGAAAAAAGTAAAAAAGCTTTGATGAGGTGTGACTGTGGTTATGAAGCCTGGAGCTTCTTGTCAAACTTATCTTCTCATAAATCTCAGGGGTGCAGAAGTTGTATGTTCAAAACTCCACAGCATAAGACATACTTGCTTGTATTAAGAACAGCCAGCAGAAGATCTTTAAAATGGGATCTTTCAGAAAAAGAATGGGTTGACCTAGCTATAAAAAATTGTTATTATTGTGACTCGCCTCCAAATAATATGATAGCTAATTATGGGTTTAAGTATAATGGTCTAGATAGAATAGACTCATCGCTTGGGTATTCATTGACAAATGTTGTCACATGCTGTAAACTATGTAATAGAGCAAAAAGTGATATGCCCCAACAAGAATTTTATGATTGGATAAAGAGAGCATATGGCAAAATTATATCAAAATGAATTGTGGCTTCGCAAAAGGTTCCATGTTGACCGCAAGTCTCCAGAAGAGATTGCTAAAGAATGTGGCGTTTCGGTAGAAACCATTTATGTTTATTTGGCAAAGTTCGGACTAAGGAAATCACGTCGATGAGTGGCAGGGACTGGGAAGTTAAAATGATTGAAAAGTTTAGCACAAAGATTACAGAAGAACAAGCAGCTGCAATTAAAGCTGACGTAGATTCTATGGTAAACCATCCACCACACTACACATCAGATCCTTCTGGTATTGAGTGTATTGATATTACACGTCACCGTAATTTTAATATTGGTAATGCATTTAAGTACCTTTGGCGTAATGGTCTTAAGGAAGACAAGCTTGGTGACAATAAGTCCAAGCAGATTCAAGACCTTGAAAAAGCTATCTTTTATATTCAAGATGAAATCAAACGACTGCGAGGAGAATACTAATGGGTCGTCCTAGGAAAGTTGTTTATGCTGCTCCAACAGAGCCACCAGTACGTTTTGACCGTGAATACAAAGCAACACTTCCAAGTGGTCGTGAGATTATTTCTGGTGAGATTATTAAGATTACTGGTGAGTATGGTGCAACCTTTAAGTTTGAATCTTTGACTACAAATACTAAAACTGGTGTATCGTGGATTGACTGTAAAGAAATTCACAAAGGCCAGGTAGGACAGTTTCGTGCATTCTACATTGATCGTGTAAAGAAGCAACCTGTTCGTAGAAAGAAGAGGAAGAAAAATGTCGATTGAACAAAAAACCATTGAGCACCTTGATGAAGTAAACAAGGTTGTAGATAAATATCTGCAGGGTGCAGAACCTACACAGATCTCTAAAGAGCTGTCTATGCCTCGTACAAAGGTTGTGGCACACATCAATGAGTGGAAGATGATGGCTGCAGATAATGCTGCCATTCGTGCTCGTGCTAAGGAAGCACTTGTAGCTGCTGACACCCACTACAACAAACTAATCAAGCAATCATATGAAGTTATTGATGATGCTACTACAACTGCAAACTTAAGTGCTAAGACTGCAGCTATCAAACTGGTTCTTGACATTGAGACTCGTCGTATTGACATGCTTCAAAAAGCTGGTCTACTAGAAAATAAAGAGCTTGCAGAAGAGATGATTGAGATTGAACGTAAGCAGGATATCCTGGTTGGCATTCTTCGTGACATTGCTTCTGAGTATCCACAGATCCGTGACGAGATTATGAAGCGTCTTTCTGCGGTATCCAAAGAACAAGAGGTAATCACAATTGTCAATGTTCAATGAGTTCTTTGAGGTACTAAAGAATAGTAACTTTGATGAGATGCCAGTAGACGCTCGCACTTTTGTTGAGGGTGAAGATTATCTTGGTCAGCCACCATTGTCGGACATTCAGTATGACATTGTAGAAGCTATGAGCCAAATCTATAAGCTTGAGGATGTAATCGACATTCTAGGGGATACTGAAGGTAGGCGTTATTTTAACAAATACACTAAGAATGAAGTTATCCTGCAGCTTGGCAAAGGTAGCGGTAAAGACTTCGTATCCACAGTAGCATGTTCATATATCGTATATAAACTTCTATGCCTAAAAGATCCAGCACGTTATTTTGGTAAGCCTTCTGGAGATGCTATTGATATTATTAATATCGCTATTAACGCACAACAAGCTAAGAACGTTTTCTTCAAAGGCTTTAAAACTAAGATTGAGAAGTCACCTTGGTTTGCTGGAAAGTTTAATGCTAAAGCTGAATCAATTGAGTTTGATAAAGCTATCACAGTTTATTCTGGTCACTCAGAGCGAGAGAGTCATGAGGGTCTTAACCTTATCCTAGCCGTTCTTGATGAGATCTCTGGTTTTGCTACAGAGATTGGAACTGGTAATGATCAAGGTAAGACTGCTGATAACATCTACAAGGCCTTCCGTGCTTCTGTAGACTCACGTTTCCCAGATCTTGGTAAGGTAGCACTGCTGTCATTCCCTCGTTATCCTGGTGACTTTATTTCACAACGATATGATGCTGTCATTGCTGAGAAGGAAGTTGTTACAAAACGTCACAAGTTTATTATGAATCCAGATCTTCCAGAAGATGCTGAGGGCAACAGCCTTGAGATTGAGTGGGATGAGGATACAATTCTTTCTTATAAGTATCCTGGAATGTTTGCAATTAAGCGTCCTACTTGGGTGGTAAACCCTACTCGTAAAGTAGATGATTTTAAACTAGCTTTCTACACTGACCTAGGTGATGCGATGCAACGCTTTGCTTGTATCCCAACATACATGTCAGATGCATTCTTTAAGCAGGTAGAAAAAGTTCGTGCCTGTATGACCGCTAGAAACCCTATTGACAACTTTAAAAGGTTTGACGAATCATTTACTCCAGATCCAGATAAGAAATACTATGTCCATGCTGACCTTGCACAAAAGCATGACAAGTGTGCTGTTGCTATTGCTCACGTTGAAAAGTGGGTAAACATTCAGGTAGTTAAAGATTATCAACAGGTAGCACCAATCGTAGTAGTAGATGCTGTAGTCTGGTGGGAGCCAAAGGTAGAAGGTCCTGTAAACCTTTCAGAGGTTAAGCAATGGATTCAAAACCTACGTCGTCAAGGTTTTGACATTGGTATGGTTAGCTTTGACCGTTGGCAGTCTTTTGATATTCAGAATGAACTTAAGTCTGTAGGAATGAGAACTGAGACTGTTTCTGTTGCCAAGAAGCACTATGAAGACATGGCTATGCTTGTTTATGAAGAGCGTCTAGTCATGCCATCTATTGATCTTTTGTTTGAAGAGCTTACAGAGCTTAAGATTATGAAGGGTAATCGTGTAGACCACCCTCGTAAATCATCTAAGGACTTGGCGGATGCTGTTTGTGGAGCAATCTTTGGGGCAATTTCACACACCCCTAGAAACATCAACCAGGAAGTTGAGATCCACGAGTTCTCTCAAAAACCAAAACTTCCTCAAGAAGAGTTGGTTCGTACCAATGTTATTCACGCACCTAAAGCTGCAGTTGAAGAATATTTGGATCAATTTGATATGAGAATCATCTAAGGGTTTTGATTAAAATAAACCCTATGGTACAATTGAAATCTAGCAATTACAAAACAGACTGTGAGTGTGTAAATGTCATTAGACATAGTTTATTATTCAAATCGTAGCGGAAATACAAAGCGGTTTGCAAATAAACTTGGCATTGAAAATACTTATAGTGTAAGTGAAATACCAGTTGCATATAGAGACTATGTTCTTCTTGTGCCAACTTATGGGGCTGGCAACGAAGGACATCACGTTCCAAAGCCAGTCAAAAGTTTTTTATCAATCAAAACAAATCAAGATCATTTAGTCGGAGTTGTTGGATTTGGTAATACAAACTTTGGAAAAACATACTGCAAAGCTGCAGACATAATATCTAAAAAATTTGGTGTGCCAGTTTTAGGCAGGGTAGAACTGTTTGGCACACCAGAAGACGTATCAGAGATACAGGAAAGGTTAAGGAAATTAAATGACAAACTACAGCTACCATGAGCTTAACGCCATGCTCAACTTGTATGGTGAAAATGGAGAAATCCAATTTGGAAAAGACAAGGAGGCTGCAAAGGCATATTTCCTAGACCACGTTAATCTTAACACTGTATTCTTTCACTCGCTTGAAGAGAAGCTAGACTATCTAGTTCAGAATGAATACTATGACAAGGCAATCCTTGATCAGTATGACTTTGCTTTTATTAAAGATAGATTTAAGCAAGCCTATGCAATTAAGTTCCGTTTTGATGCATTCCTAGGTGCATACAAGTTTTACACAGGATATGCTCTTAAGACATTTGATGGTGAGCGTTACCTAGAACGATTTGAAGATCGTGTTGTGATGAATGCTCTGATGCTTGCTCGTGGAGATAAGAAGCTTGCTATTCAACTTGTAGATGAGATTATCTCAGGACGTTTCCAGCCAGCCACTCCAACATTCCTTAACTCTGGAAAAAAGCAGCGTGGAGAGTTTGTGTCATGCTTCCTTCTTCGCATTGAAGATAACATGGAGTCAATTGCTCGTGCTATTAATTCATCACTTCAGCTTTCAAAGCGTGGTGGTGGTGTAGCACTTAACATGACAAACCTTCGTGAGACAGGTGCTCCAATTAAGAAGATTGAGAACCAGTCATCTGGTGTCATTCCTGTAATGAAACTTCTTGAAGACTCATTCTCATACGCTAATCAGCTAGGAGCACGTCAGGGTGCTGGAGCAGTTTATCTTAATGCTCACCACCCAGACATTCTAAAGTTCCTAGATACCAAGCGTGAGAACGCAGATGAAAAGATGCGTATCAAGACTCTTAGTATTGGTGTTGTTATTCCTAACATTACTCTTGAACTTGCTAAAGATAATGCAGATATGTATCTGTTCTCACCTTACGACATTGAGAGGGTATATGGAAAGCCAATGAGTGATATCTCTATTACAGAGATGTACCAGGAACTTGTAGACAACCCAGAGATTCGTAAGAACAAGATTAAGGCTCGTGTATTGTTTGAGCGTATTGCCGAGCTACAGTTTGAGTCTGGCTATCCTTACATTGTTTATGAAGACACAGTTAATGAATCAAACCCAATTGAGGGTCGTATTAACATGTCTAACCTTTGCTCTGAGATTCTTCAGGTAAATACGCCTACCACCTATAACGCTGACCTTAGCTACAAGGAAATTGGTAAAGACATTTCATGTAACCTAGGATCACTAAACATTGCAAAGATGATGGAGTCTTCAGACTTCGGCAAGAGTGTTGAGACTGCTATTCGTGCTCTCACCGCTGTTGCTGATCTTAGCTACATTGAGTCCGTAATGTCAATTGCTGAGGGTAACGACAAGTCCCATGCAATTGGTCTAGGACAAATGAACCTACACGGATACCTCGGAAAAGAGAAGATTCACTATGGTTCAGAAGAGGGCATTGACTTTACAAACATCTACTTCTACACAATTCTGTTCCACGCTATTAAAGCATCTGCTAATCTAGCTAAGGAAAAGGGTTCATCGTTTGAAGGTTTCGAAAAGTCCAAGTATGCCACAGGGGAGTTTTTCGATAAGTATGTTAACCAAGAATGGAAGCCAGCAACCAAGCGAGTCCAAAAGATCTTTGCTGAAGCAGGTATTGAGATCCCAAATCAGAATGATTGGGAAGTTCTTGCCAAGTATGTTAAGAAGCATGGACTATACAACCAGAACCTCCAAGCAGTTCCTCCTACTGGTTCTATTTCGTATATTAATAACTCTACAAGTTCTATCCATCCAATTGCTTCTAAGATTGAGATTCGTAAGGAAGGTAAGCTTGGTCGTGTATATTACCCTGCTCCATACCTCTCTAATGATAATCTTGAGTACTTTGAAGATGCGTATGAAATTGGACCAGAAAAGATCATTGATACATATGCAGCAGCAACCCAGCACGTTGACCAAGGACTCTCACTGACTTTGTTCTTCAAGGATACTGCTACAACTCGTGATGTTAACCGTGCTCAAATTTACGCATGGCGTAAGGGCATTAAGACTATTTACTATATTCGCATTCGTCAGATGGCTCTGGAAGGCACAGAGATTGACAATTGCGTAAGCTGCATGTTATAATTGGAGAGCTATGATTACAAGACCTATTAACTGGAATAAGATTGAAGACCCTATTGACCTAGAGGTCTGGAATAGACTCACAGCTAACTTTTGGCTGCCTGAGAAAGTTCCTCTTGCTAATGACGTACAGTCATGGGCTACACTACACCCAGATGAGCGTGAACTTACCATGCGTGTATTTACTGGACTTACAATGCTGGACACAATCCAGGGTACTGTAGGATCAGTAAGCATCATTGGTGATAGTCGTACACAGCATGAAGAGGCAGTAATTACTAACATTGCTTTTATGGAATCTGTACATGCCAAGAGCTACTCAAGTGTATTCTCAACTCTATGTTCAACTGCAGAAATTGATCAGGCATTCCGTTGGAGTGAGGACAACCCTTATCTTCAGAAGAAAGCAGAGATTGTTCTTAACAACTACCATGGAGAAGATCCAGAGAAAAAGAAGATTGCCTCAACACTTCTTGAGTCATTCCTTTTTTACTCAGGATTCTATCTTCCAATGTATTGGTCTTCTCGTGCAAAGCTAACCAACACTGCTGACCTTATTCGTCTTATTATTCGTGATGAGGCTGTTCATGGTTACTACATTGGATATAAATTCCAGCAAGCATATCAGGAAGCTGACCAAGCTCGTAAGGAAGAGCTTCACGACTATGCCTATGCACTTCTTATGGAGCTTTACACAAATGAAATTAAGTATACCGCTGATCTTTATGATGGCATGGGGCTTACAGAAGATGTAAAAAAGTTCCTACACTATAATGCTAATAAAGCTCTTATGAATCTTGGATTTGACGCACTATTTCCTAAAGATGTTTGCGATGTCAATCCAGCTATTCTTTCTGCATTATCACCTAACTCAGATGAGAACCACGACTTTTTCAGTGGCTCTGGATCATCTTATGTTATTGGTAAGCATGAAAGCACAACAGATGACGACTGGGATTTCTAGTGTCAGAAAAAGATGAAGAACTAGCATTTTGGAGCCACATGGCTACAATTTTGTCAAGTAAAGAAAAAAGAGAGATGTTCTTGGAAAAGCTAGCAGAAATGGTAAAAAATAATGACCAATGAAGACGTTCTTGAACTACAAGAATGGGTTGAAAAAGGGGTAGCCAAAGGATGGATTTCAGAATCATTCTGTTACACTCACGATGGAGATCCTTACATGACAGATGATGAAGCCCAGGAATGGGAAGAGGGCGGAGATCCTTGCTGTCATGTGTTCAAAATACTGATATGATTAGTGTATGGACAACAAACACCCAGTAGTAGAACAGCATAAAGAATCTACTAAAAATACATTTAGTTTGCGAATAGCTGATAAAATTACAGCATTTGCTGGATCAATGGGGTTTGTTTATATTCACATTGTTGTTTTTGGTATATGGATGGGGTCTGGATTTTTTGGTCTTGACAAGTTCCCATTTGGTTTTCTTACAATGATCGTAAGCCTTGAGGCTATTTTCTTGTCTACATTTGTTATGATTGCTCAGAATAGACAATCTGCATTTGCAGAAGCTAAAGCTGATCATGAATATGAAGTTGAATATAAAGAGCTTCAGGAAATAACAGCTTTGACAAAAGATATTCTTAAACTAACAAATGAAGTTCACAAACTTACAAAACATGTACATGAAATTCAAACACAATTTATTAAACATGTTGAGGAAAGCTAGCTTGACAACTAAACATTGATACGATAAAATAGAGTATCTGCGAATGTTGCATAATGGTAGTGCCTCAGTCTTCCAAACTGACGGTGAGAGTTCGATTCTCTCCATTCGCTCTGTGTAGAAATACACTAAGCCGCCTTAACTCAGTTGGTAGAGTGCCATACTTGTAATATGGATGTCGTCAGTTCGATTCTGACAGGTGGCCCGAAAAGAGGTATTATCAAATTGTCATAAAAATAGAACATTTTTAAGACTTCTCAAAAATGGAAATAGTTCACCAAACTTAGATCAATATTATTAAAATAAGGCATGGCTGCTGGGACAGACACGGGACTGTAAATCCTGTACCTTCGGTTAGCTGAGTTCGATTCTCAGACATGCCACGGTGTATAATAGAACTATGACAGAACGTGGTTTTCATGGGATGGATACTAGAGCTAAATACATTATTTATTGTGATACTTATGCAATGGCTGCAAATTATGCAACTAAGAAAAGGTGGCACATGAATGACTGGAGATACTATTTTGACGATGTAGCTCCAGGAAAAGTAGTGGTATATGAGAGACAAAAGGCAAAAGATCCTTCCTCTGATAAACTATAAATAACAGGAGGTATGAAATGACATTTTATACAAACAATAACTCGGAGGTGCTTGGATAATGGCATGGGGTAATTATAAGAATGGTGAAATTCCACTCAAAGACATGGTAAATGTAGAAGGCAATTATTTTGAGCCAACCATGGCAAAAGCAATTGTTGCAGCACTTGCAGAAGTTCGTGCTCACGGTATTCACATTGGAATTAACGAAGGATATCGTCCACTTGGTGTACCAGCCGATCAGTACATTAAGGATGAACACAAGACATCTACAGGAACTTCTAACCAGTGGTTCCAGTATGGACGCATGAAGCGTGGTGAAACTCCTACTGCAGGTGTTCCAGGAACTAGTATTCACGGTTGGGGACAGGCTGCTGATGTTAGCCCAGGCCGTCAGAATTCAACTGTTCAAGCCATCTTTTCTAATCACGGTCTAATTTTTGATATCAGCTCAGAGGTTTGGCACTGTTCGCTTCACGGTGGAGCATCTTCACCATCAGCTGCACCAACAGCTGTAACTGCAGATCAGTGGAAGAAGATTCAGACACTTCTAAAGGCTCACTATGGTTACACAGGGGCTATTGACGGAGTTCCAGGACAGCTAACTTGGACTGCTACTCAAAAGTGGCTTAAGGCTGGATATGGTTACACTGGAGGAATTGACGGTGTTCCTGGTCCTCAGACATATGCTGCTCTTGCAAAGGCACTACCTCATATTTAACAAATAGGTATGCCCTCCTTAATTGGGGGGCATACTTAGTTAAGGATTATTATGGCAATATATGAATATCTATGTAAAACATGTAATGAAATAACAATTGTTAATAGAGGAATTAATGATCCAGAGCAAGAAGTTCTTTGCAAAACTTGCAATTCTTTAACAAAACGGTTATACTCTAATATAAGCGTTTCTTTTAAAGGAAGCGGATTTTATTCAACAGATAAGTAAGGAGTTGTTGTGAACACAGTGGAAGAAAAACAAAAAGAACGAACCTTAACTCTAAATGATCGTTGTGATTCTGCAGACTGTGGAGCAGCTGCACTAACAAAAGTTACTGGTGTAACTGGAGATCTTTTCTTTTGTGGACATCACTACAATAAAATTGTAGACAACCCTAAAGCTTATGAAAAACTAATGGCTTTTGCATTCGATATCGTAGATGAACGATGGACAATGGAAAGCGAGAATCGCCTTAAAGGAGCGAACAACTAATGAATGATAATCTAGATGAAGATGCAATCATCGAAGCACTTATTCTTGAAGGTGCTGTAGAACCTGCTGGAATGTCTGAAGATGGTGAAATGCTTTACAGCTTTAGTCCAGATCTCAAAGAAGTAAGCCCAGGACTTTATGACCATGTTACTCAACACTTTTATTCTGTAGTAACATCTCTATGGGAAAAAGGAATTCTTGAAATAACTGCAGATGAAGATGATTTTATGGTTACTTTTGCAGAAGGTTTTGACGAGGACTCACTTGAGTCTTTAGATCTTACAAAAGAACAACAGCAAGTTGTTTCTAACATGATTAATATTTTTAAAAACAATTAGGATTTAAATGGAGTATTTGATTGGAGCCGTCGTTGCTGTTATTTTGATGATAGCAACAAACAGGTTTGTCTCAAACCATGTTAAACAACAAAGCTTTCCAATAAAATATTATCAGTCAAGTTCATTTGAACTAATTAAACACATAATTCAAAAAGCCTCAGTAGCAGAAGATAGTCCAGTAACACAATCTTCAAAACATTTTGATAAAATAAGCACAAAGATTTTATTTGTTGATGAACAGGCATTTTGGATCAAAGATAACACTTTGTTTATGGCTGATGTTGTAGAGGGTGAAATAGATAATGACACCACAACAGAAGTTGACACAATGAACATGAACAAGGTACAATTGGAAAAGACAATTTTTATTGTTGAAAAGCTTAGAGAAGGTATGAACAATGATAGTGGCAATCCAGGGTAGTAGAAACTTTGATGACTACTCTATCTTTCTTCGTGGTATTGGTACAGCTATGAGAAGTCTTGCAGATGGTGATAAAGAATTTATCGTTTATTCTGCAGGTCCAAAGCAGATCAATAACTACATCTTGGAATTCCTTAATATTAATGAGCGTAGCCTTAAAGGTTATGGCATTAAAACTAAGTTTATTAAAGTTCCACCAAGTTGGCTAACAAACAATGTTTCGTCAATCGACTACCTCCTGTATTTTAGCAAGCCAAAAGAAACAATTCCAGCAATTGTAGATCTTGCGGAAGGCAAAGATATTGAGGTAGGGGTTTATCGATACTAATGTTGAGTCAGCGTGAAAAGTCTTTCCTGTCTGTTGCTAGATACTTTGCACAAAAGTCAAAGTCTCGGCAGCGACACGGAGCAATTCTTGTTAAGGGCGGTAGCGTAATTGGTACTGGTTACAACAAGACTAGAAACAATCCTTACTTTGTTTCCCCTGAGCATATTAAAAGTCACTGCTCTGTTCATGCAGAGGTAGAGGCTATAAGAGATGCAAAGTGGAATGTTAAGGGTGCTGTGCTTTATGTTGCCAGGGTAAATCGCCAAGGTGAAGATCAGAACAGCAAACCTTGCACTCGTTGCCAGGTAGTAATTGAAGAAACACAAATAAAAAAGGTAATCTATACAGAAGGCGAGAATGATGAAGATTAATTCTCTAGATGTAATGGAGACTATTGTAAAAAACAACAAGTCTCTTTCTTGGGATGGATGGACTGTAATTGAGTCTAAGCCATCACCAACTGCCTACACATCCGTTAATGCAGCTTATGTTAACGGACAATGGGTAGAACAAAAACGTTTCACTCCATCATCTGACGGTTGGGACATTCCTAATAAGTTTGCGAGAAATAATGAGCAAAAAGGATGAGTGGAAAGAAGAAGCAGCCTGTAAAGATTGGGACACAGAACTCTTCTTTGACAAATATGAAAACGATGTCGACTTAAGACCAGCCATAGATGAATTTTGTTCTGAATGTCCAATTGCAAAACAATGTTTTGCTGTAGGAATTTCACAAAAAGAATATGGTGTATGGGGTGGAGTTTATCTAGAAAATGGTAAAGTTTCACGAGAGTTTAATAATCACAGATCGAAAGAAGACTGGGGAAAAACTTGGTCTTCACTAACCATGGATAAATAAAATGAGTAAATATACAGAAGAAATAGCAAAATCATTTCACGCTATCAAAGCACCTCAAGACTTTGCGGTAACTTTAATTGAGTTTGAGAGCTACATCACAATTGAAGTAAACCCATATGATCTTGTTGACATTTCTGATGAACGTGCCATTGAGATTGTAGACTACATTAATGCAGTAAAAAAGATGCTTGAGTCTTTTGACATTATTGTAAATGTCTCTAGAGAGGCTATAGAAAATGATGACGAATCTAACTAACCTAATTGCATTTTTAGTTTATGGGATTACCGTTGCAACACTAATTGTGTTGGTAATAGTTTTTTCTGTAAAGGCTAAGAGATATCAGTCTGAAATGCTAACAGCAAAACTTCAAGTTATTGCTTTAGTTGATAAGATGGAAAAAGAATCTCAGAACAGCAATGTTGAAAAAACTGAGGGATTCCTAAAGTTTGTTTCAGAGTCTCGTGACTGGGCATTTAAGTATATCGAAGATGTTCAGGAAGCAATTGAGACACTAAGAATTGCAATAGATTCTGATGATACTGAAGCTGATGTAGAGCTTGCCTATGAGATGCTAATAAGCTTCTTACCAGAAAAAGAATAAGAAATAGTCCTGGACACGACTTTAAACTGTCCATCAAACATGTGGTATACTTTTATTATGAATGAACAACTTGTTGAAATGCTAAAGGCTCTTACAGCCGACACCGTAGCTCTAAAGTTTAAGGGTCACGGTTATCACTGGAACGTCGAAGGTGACGATTTCCCACAAT